CTTTCGGCAAATCTTTTGGCAGGGCTTCTATATCGCTTTTCATAGCAAAAACATCATCAGCAGGTTTTGCAGGCAATGTTAACTTTACAGTTTCGGGGTTGCCTTCCGGGATATCTTCGAGTAGAACATCAATCCTTTTTGCATTGGGCTTCTTAAGAACAAAACCTGTAGACTGCACCGACAGACTACCATCAGCACTACTCCATCCGGTTTCAGCATCATTGATGGTATTTCCCTGTGCATTCACCTGGGCCATGGTAGGCACAATATAAGGCGGGGTTTCACTGGTAGGGCCAGCGGCAAACATTGCCAATGTAAAAGGGGTGCCGGCACCACCGTAAGTGCCGGGCGTGCCAATAAATCGCTGGGTGTAACTTACACCATCGTATAAATACACTGCGTAGTATGTTTTATCAGCATCAGTAAATACACGCTCCACGCTATTAAGTGGCGTTAAATAATCATCGCTGGTTAACGTTCCAAGGTCAACGGTTACGGTATTTACATCATCTTCAATATCTGCGAGCGTTACAGGCCTTTGGCTAATGTATTTCAGCATTGATGGCACAATAGTACCGCCGCCATAACCCCATGCTCCCACAGGCGCGCTAAGCGCATACACAAACACGGTTAACACATCATCAATTGTCTGGCGCACATTTAGCAGTATTAACGAAGTAAGCGGCCCGCGCACGATAGGCAAAGCACCTATTTGCACAATGCCGCCAAAACCAACGTTAGTATTTAAAATTTCAGCAAGGTTGGCAGGTTCCGCGCTCTGGCCTTCATCAAGGCGAAAGGTTACGTACTTATCGGTAACCACAGTTGTATCTTCCTGCTCCAAAAGTTCAAAATCGGCTTCAACACTTTGCAGTTCTCCCACGCCATACGCGCCGGGCGTACCCTTCCATAAATAAGACGTAGCCACACCATTAACGCTGCCTTTAAATATTGTAAAACCTTCGCTTTGCGGTTGTATTGTAATTTCGTTAGCCTGGGCATTAAGCCATTGCCAAACGCTGGTTGTAGTGGTAAAGTCGATGGTTACGGTAGTAGGATTTGTTATAGCCCCGGCACTGCCGCCAATGGTTTCTATCAACTGCATGTTATCAATAGTGATAGGCGTACCACCAGTACCGTACGTACCCTTACCAAGGCCAATAAGTGCGTAAGTTATAACCTTGCTATTGTAGAAGTCTTCTACTGCAATACAATCAAAGTATACCGTGTTAGTCTCGTTTACTGTAAAAGAAGGCCCCGCGTTAATTTTGGCAGGGATAGTAAAGATGGTGTCATCCATTTCAATATCCACTGTAATCTTAATAGGTACGTTGTCCTGCGTGAAAGAAGTTGATGGGAGGCTCATCTTTTTTGAAATGCCATTTACAGATACCCGTATCAAGGCATCATTTAAATCGGCAAGCTCTGCATCCGGGAACTCTTCTGTTTTCTTGGCATTATTAACGATTTGGCCCAGTAAATTTTGTATAGCTACAAGGCGGTCTAATATTACAGGATCTATTGGCATTTATTTGCGGATATTATGTTGCAACAAATGTAAATAAAAATACGTTATTTAGAATGGTTCTAAATAACGTATTTGCTGTAAATGTGTAATTTACTTTCTTAAATTTGCTATATGGGTTTTATAGCATTTCTATTTTTTGTACTTGTTTTTGGCGGCTGGGCCGTTGGCAAATTAATCGGCAATATATTTTTTCCTGAACGCAACACCGGGGGTTATATCGACCGTTCCGTACATCATCACCATCATCACCATACGCATACGCATCAAAACCTTACTGTTATAGATGATGAAACCCATAAGCGTGCGCTGAAACAGGCTAAGAAAAATCTTAATACCTGATAAACCCACCTTCGTATTCTACCAATGCCGGGATTTCTGTACTACTTTCATTAAAGCCATAAGCGCCATTTTCATTACTGTAAACGCCGCCGGTTTTTGTCATTTTAGCTTTTACAACATAAAGGTTGCTTTGCTCCAGCGGCCCTTCTACTTCAGGCAAAGAGTTCATAACATATTGCACACTGTCAATACTTACAATTTCATGCGATAATGCCATAACAATTTTACGCATTATCTCTTTTGTTACAGGCTCAAATGTAAATTCATCTGATTCGTAAAGGTCAACTTTGCTTAGCCTGGTCGTGGTGTCTGTTCGCTGCATTTCACTCTCTCCATCTACAAGGCCGCCCACTTTAGTAAATAATTGGCGTATCCTGTGTGAAATACCGGTAGCATAATAAACATCGTTGTTGGTTAGGTTTTTATATGATATATCCAAGGTTCCGGCATGCCTTACCTTTACTGAAATAACCTCAGATAAATGCTGCAGGTCGGTAAATAAAGAATCCTCGTTATCGATGCGAACCCTTATATCTTCATTGATAAAGTTTACCATATCGATGGTAAACTCGTAAATCTCATAGTTGAAGATATTGTAAATTGTGCTTACAATAATACTTACAGGAGCGCCACCATAAGGGACCTCCAGCACAATTATATCAGCCCCGTACACATCATCATAGTAAATTTCTGAAACCTGGAACCACGCATTGTCTATCATAAATGAAGTGCCGAAAGTGGCCCAGTATGGCAGCGCCCCGTTTAAAGCATAATTACCGGTTGGCACGCCTGTATCGTAGTCATAGGTTTGGCCTGATTCAAAATAAATACCGGTTTTATTGTTCCCTAAATCTACTTTTATAGCATCACGGCTATCTTTAACTCCCATGTAATTTGATTTCTTAAGCACAGGGATATCCGTTTCGGCCCCGATATCTTCATTAATTACGGTTGCAGTATTTACGGCATAATTGCTTTTAAACTGCGTGGTAATAATATCTGCAGTCTGGAACTGCTGAACCTCCATATAAGGCAAAGGCACATTTACTTCACAGCTTAGTGTATTTTCATCATTCTTATAGTTGGCAGCATCACCGAAAGTAATCCGATTTGCAAACCGGATACTGTTTGACTTTGAAATATAAAAATACGGTGCCTGGCCTGCGCCAAATTCAGATATTGTGAAAGGCTTGTATTTCACGCACCCAAACTGATCTTTAATGTACAGCCAAAAATTACCTGGCAACAACCCTGTGAATAGATACCCATCGCTATATTCATCATCGGTAGGCACGTCCCCCGGCAATACAAAGATGTATTTAAAAATAAGGCCGTTTTGATTTGTATTCGATATAATGATCGTTGCACCGTTCGGGCTGTTATTTACATTTATCGTGTGGTTTTCCGGCGCTATCGATGCAGGTGTTTCAAATGCCTGGGTTATAGTTATGGGCTGGGCCTGCGTGCTTTCTAAAATGATGTTTCCGGTGGTGCCGCGTAAATATTCAAAGTTAAATACCGCCGCGTTTACATTTGTTGCTGTTACCGGCGAATACACATTTTTGATATTTATATTTGTGGTAACCCGAACTTTTACATGGGTGCATTTTTTTGCAGTATCATCCGGGACAAGGTATTCTATGCTTTCAATTAAAAAAGGTGTGTTGTTATTGTTGAATGCAAACGAGAATACCACATCGGCACCGCTTGGCCCTGGTCCAAAAGCATAACCGCTTTCCCATGTGTAGCCCGAAACATTTCCGTAATTTGAAATTATGGTAACCACATTTAAAGCACGGCTTACCTGGTGCTGGCCGGTGCCATTCATGTCAAGATTAAAGGCTGCAACAAAGTTAATGGCCGTGCGCTCCCCTATCGTATCAGTTGGCGTACCTTTTGTAACTTTATACGGGGCGTTACGCAAAGTGTCCCACGTCCATGCCGGGTTAAGGCTTACGGTATTTATACCGTTCGAATATTGCCCGATAAGGCCTAATACTGAACCTTCTTTAAGGTCTTCGTTAAAAGTGATCGTTATTATATTTCCGGCCATGATGCTGTTATTTTTTGTTGAAACTTAATAATTTCCATTTCCCGTTATCGTTGGGCTTAACATTGAATAAAAAGCCGCGCTCTTTTTCGCCTTTCTTATTTATAAACTCCACGGTTCCGTAAACATTCGGGATTGTTTTGCCTGCAATTACGGTGCTGCCATCAAGCATTTTGCTTACATCGAAAGTTACTTCATGCTCAAACTCTATCCATTCCGGAATGTACCGGGCGCGCTCTAACTCTGAATTTACAATGTTGCCGTTTTCGGCATACTCATTGCCGTTTATATACGGGGCCGAAGGATTTACAGTAAGCTGCGTTTTTAGCCTGCTGTTTGCTTTTGATGCACCATACCTGATATAATCTGATGGGTACTTTGTAAGCCCGGCAGCAATGGCCCAGCCGTGGCGCAATAAAAGATTGAACGGAGAAAGCCTTAAATTGGTCGCCGTTTCAGGAGAATAAACACCTGTAGGTGCTTGCTGGAAATCATCCTGCCAAACCCTTTCTTCAAATACAGGGCCATCGCCACGCTTCAAATCCATTACAAAGATGTTATCATCATAGGTAGTGTCTTCACTTGGATAATTTACTTTTGGCTTGCGACGGGCAAATTCTTTACCGTAACTATCGGCCCGGTATTTACTCAGTTTGCTGTACGTATTTTTAAGCCTGGTAATAACCGTTGTGTAATTAGATTTGATGTTGTATTCATCAAGGCCCATAGCTTCTTCATACTTTCCGTCCTGCTCATACCCTATCTCAATGGCAGAATAATAGTAATCTGTCGCAACGGTGCGGTGTTCTTTATTTACCTGGTTGGGCAGCCTAATTGTTACATTGCGGTTATAAAAATACTTAAGGTCTTCGATGCGTATATATTCGCGGCGGCCTATGCGCTCTATCCCTAAGCCAATATTGCAAACAGCCTGCATAGAGGTATAAAAGTCATTCCACGATGTAGAAAGCGGCTTAAACGGGTTTATCTCCTGATCTGTACTTAACGGCAATTTGTCAAACTGGCGCACCCAAAACCCATGGGTAAACCCTAAGAATGCCCCGGGGCCGTTGCCGGCATATCCAATATCTGTGCGCCCGAAATAATCAGATTTTAGAATACCTGATTTGTTAGTCATTATTTCTACAAGCCTCGATGCCATTTCATGGGCCAAAATAAATTTAGATTGGCTTTGCTCTGCAAAACTATCTTCAATTACTGACATCTTGCCGGTTATGTTTGTAGCTGCTATTTTAAGGAAACCCTGATTATTTACCGGATGCCCCAACGTACTTTCAATATAGAATTCTAATGCAAGGCTTTCATCTTTTAGCAGGTCAATTGCGCCGCTCCATGTAACCTCATGGTTTGTAGCGGGACCTAAACCGCCACCGGGTATTGCCGGGCCGCCCAGCGCATCAATGCCGCCATTGCCATCGGTATCAAATATGATTATAGTATCACCGCGGCTATAATCGATACCGCCCCCGTATTTAGTAACAGAAAGGTAGAAGCGCGAATTTGAAGTATCGTTTTTTTGCTCAACGCTTGCGGTAAAAGAAACGTTCAGATTAATGTTTAAGGTTTTATCGGCTAATGCCGGTTCAAAAAACATAAATTCTGTGCCTCCTTCATTTTCATTTCCGTGGGTTTCAGGCGTTACACTTTGCGCCTCTTCGTGAGATTGCGCGGTCATAATAAAGGGCACGCCTACGGTTTGCTTACGGGTATTGCCGTCCTGGCTTTCCACTCTAACGGTAGCCGTATTGTTATCAGGCTTTACCTCATATCGTGTATCAAGTAGTATTTTACGGCCTTTAAGCAATACCGTTTCAACAGGCAGTTCCGGCAGCACACGGCCATCCATCGTATCGGCGCGGTCAAGCTCTGTATTTTCGCTTTCCCGGGTTTTTATTATTTGCTCAATGCCGCCGCTGTTAAACTTTAAAGACACGGTGTTGTCTTCAATATCCTTGGTAGACAAATCAAGCCATCCTTCATACCGCTGCTCCCAAAAATCTGTTTGCGGGTTTTGTTCACTTCTTGTCAGTCTTAAATCGGCGTTTACCCCGTAGATACCGTCAATAAGCAATATAAAGTCCATGGCATCGCCGCTAAACTTCAGGTTATTTGACAGCAGGGTAAACATGCCGTTGTAATCTTTATCCCGGGCATATTCTTTATCATCGGTTTGCCATCCCTCCGGCTCCTGTATATCAAGGCTGCCGTAATCCCGGTGGTAAAGGGTGTACTTTACGCGCTCATCGTATGTTTGGTTAATTAGGCTCATATATTAATTGTTGCGGCTAAGTTGTTTCATTTTCCAAAGCTCATGGTTAAGGTCGGTCTGTTTTTGTTGCTGAACAATAACGGTGGGCCTGTTGCTTTTTATGGCTTTCTCAATTGATTTAAGCTGATTTAACGTGTCAGCGTTAAAGGTGTTCTCAAACTGTTTCGCCTGAAATGTCTCCAATTTATGTTTCTCTGTAGCCATACCCTGCATTACCCGGGCGCGTTGCGATTGTTTAAAAGCGTCAACGGATTTGTGTACAGTATCACCTTCAAGAAGTTTAACGAGTGTGCTACGGGACGGTGTAATTTTTGTCTGACCGCTAACGCTTTCGATTACCTCAGATCGGCCACCGTCTCCAACTATCGCGAATTCCTCTTTACCGCCTTTACGCCCGTCTTTATATTTTGGTAACGGCGTAGCTAATATAGTTGCGGTTTGTGCTGCCGCTGTACCAATTGCCAAAGGAATATTTGCGATTCTGTAGGCAGCGCCACCTACGCCAAATGTAATGCTATCCAATGCTGCAGCTGCAAGATTTATAGCGGTCAATGTTTTGGCAAGGTCAACGCCTATTTGCCCTAATGCTAAAACCTTATTGAAAATAGCAGCTTTTATTTGCTCCTTACGTTTTTTATCTTCAAGCTTTTCACGCTTCTTTTCGGCTTCTTTTTCTAACAGGTCTTTTTTAGACTGGTCATCACCGGCCAATTCTATTTGCCTGTCGTAATAATCCTGCTGTTTACTTATTTCGTTATCAATAGCAGATATTCGCCTATCCAATAAAGCATTCGTGAGGTCTGCCAAAGAATCATATAGTTCTTTAGATAATTCGTTTACTGTCTCTGAAAACTTCTTTTCGGCCTGGGTCTTACGGTCAGTATTCCTGATGTAATCCCCCGTCTCTGTATCGCTATAGTTTTTTTTAGCGGTAGCCAGTGCATTAGCAATAATTTTTCGCTCGCCTGATGATAATCTATCCGATTCATCCTTTGCATCATTTGAGTCCAACAAGTTCTGCAAATCATTTATCTCTAATTGTAAAGATTTTAAATGCGCCTGCTTCTTAATTTCATAGATTCGATCTTCATGTTCTATCTGAGCACGCTCTAAAAGTTTTTGATTGCCTTTTGCTGCATCAAGTTGAAGTTTATATAATTGATTTTCTGCATCTAATGATTCCTGAAGTCTAGTATCTTCATCTAAAACTTTAGCATCAATTCCTTTTTTAATTCTACCTGCCTCCGCATCAATAATCTTCTGACGATTGAATGCCTCTTTTTTGGCGGCATCAGTTAACGAAGCCTGGTATTGCTCATAAATCAGCTTTTGCGCGGCGGTTAATTTCTCGCTGGTTTTGCCACTACGTAAAAGTTCGCTTATTTGCTTATCAGAAAGCTCACGTACAAGCTTGCCGGTTTCTTCATTGTATTTGCCAAGTTGCTGCAAAGAGTATTCTGCCTGCTCTTTATTTTTGGAATTTAATAATTGATTTGCTTCGGCATTTGCATCAATCCGTTCTTCAAGATTAGATCTTTCGGCATCTACAATTTCCTGGTTAAGGTCAATGCTGTTTTGCAACCTGAACTGCCGAAGCTTAAATTCATTCTCCAGGGCGGTACGCTCGTCATTGTATCGTTCTTTCAACGCTTTTAAACGGGCGGCCCGGGCTTTTTTACTTTCCTCATCCTTACTTTCAGCTTCTTTTAATACGGCATCTTTGTCAAGCTCTGCCAATTGCTTGTAAAGTCGCTTACGCTCTTCTGCTGAAAGCTCATTGCTTTTTCTAAATGCAGAAACTAATGTTGCACGCCTAATTTTCTCAGTCGCTATTTCATCCTGAAGATCATTATAGCGGGCGGGTGCAAGACCTGGCGCATCACGTTCTTTTCTAAGCTGCGCAAGCCTCTCATTGCTTTGGTCAATAACCTTTTTATTGTATTTCTGGCCATTGATGCTTATTTGAACAACGCTTTCAATGCTGGCCTGTAAAACTGCTTTTTTCCTTTCTATTTCTTCATCATCCAGTTTTTTAGAATCTTCACCCTGAGCTTTACGCAGCTTCATTTCATATTCAATATCTCTAAACCGTTGCTGATTTGCTTTGTCGCGTTCTGTAGAATAATTCGCCTCGGTATTGCTAAGATATTTATTCGATTCAGCAATTGAATTTAGAAGCCTTTCATGTTCGCTTAGTTTTTCATTAAACACTACGTATGCTACGGCTACGGCTGCCAGCGCAGCTAATATTACACCCCATGGCGTTGCGGCAACGGCCACGTTCATTTCTTCCTGTGCCACGGTTGCGGCTCTTATTGCAGCGGCCTCAGCAAGCACGCTTTCTGTACCTATGCCGGTGGCTAATGCAAATCGTAATTGCGCAGCGGCAGAAGCGGCCTGTAGTGCCGTCCATATACTTGTAGCCAGGTTGATTGCTTTTTGAACTGCAAGGAAAGTAAGCAATACAGTACCGTATTTAACCACGGCGTTGATAATACCGGAAAGGTTATCCCTTAAGTATCTTAAAGCGGTTGTGATTTTACCTGTGCCCTGGTTGGCATCATTAGTAACAAGTATATATTCCTGCCATTTGTCTTTGATATCGCCAAGTATCGAACTGATACTTTGTGAAGCGGCTTCAACTTCTTTATTCAAAGCGGCATTGGCCTTATATTCTTCGTTAGCGCTACTCATTGCGCGTTTAAGCAAATCATAGTTTATGGCCAGTGAACCAACAACGGTAAATGCCCTTTTTTCTTTCAAGTCAAGATCATCAAGCACATTCTTAAGGTTGCCGCCTTCATTTTTTATTTTATTAAGACCGCCCACGAATTTTAAGAAGACCCCACCCGCATCACTATTAAACTGATCTGAAAGTTCTTTTTGTGTAAGGCCGGTAAGCTTCAGTACTTTTTGCAGGTTGGCGCCATTCGCTACAGCATTATTAATTACCGCGTATGTAGATTGTATAGCGCTACGGGATGCCTCAGCTTCGCCGCCAAGGGCAGCGGTTGCCGCACCTATACCAAGTATACTTTGTGCTGTAGAATTATATACAGCCGTACCCTTTTGAATCTCTGTCGCGTTCGCTAATACTTCAGCCTCCGTGGCTGCAAAATTGTTGCCTAATTGCGTTATTACCGATGCCAGGCGGTCGGCGTTCTCAAAGCTATCAGAAGACACCTCAATGAATTTTGCAAAGTTTTGAACCTGCTCTTCTGAAATGATATTTGATGTAAGCTTCAATTTTTCTATAGCCGTGGAAAACTTTAAAATGTTACCGGTACCACGCACCCCTAACTGTCCGGCAACCTCTGATGCCTGCAATAACCCCTGAATTGAAACACCTTCAAGTTTACCGCCCAGGTCAACAACTTCACGGCCAAATTGCTTTAAAGCTTCGCCGGTAATGTTTGTGGTTTTACCTACGGCAATTATCTGCCTGTCTACGTCTTTTATTACGCTAAACACATCGCGCATAATGGTAGCAAACAATGTAATACCGCCTACAAGTCCAAAGGCTGCAAATACACTCCGCAACGTCCCGCCCAGTCCATTAAACGCAGAAGCATAATTACCGATATTTCGAGTATAGTTTCGAGTAGCGGCATCAACGGCGCGCAACCTGGCATCCAGCCTTTCAAATTCAACCGATGCCGCCCTGATTGCTGCTGGCTCACGGTTCTCTGCAGCTAATAAGCTTGCTAATGCAGCCTGAGCCTCATTCCTGCGTTTTACCAATAACGCATACGCACTATTTTGGCGGTTAAACGTGTCTATATTACGTTCGCGCTGGCCTTGTAGTCTTAATTCGGCAACCCTTTCGCGTTCGGCATTATTTGCAGAAGTCCGTGAGTTTCTTGCCGCTGTTGCATCTGCCCTGTTTCTTTGTTCCCGTGTTGTGGTTAACCCTCTCTCTGCGGTTTGTAATGCATTGAGCGCCGCAAGTGCTTTTTCATCAGCAATTCGCATTGCATCCCGCTGTGTGATATATTGCTGATGGTTGCTTATTTTACCACTATTAGCCACGATTGCAGACAACTCTTTAGCAACAACAATTAATTTGTTATTTGCTTCTACCGCTTTATTAAGGTTGTTTGCATAGTCTGCCCCAAAGTTAAGGGCATCATCAGAGAACATGTCTTTTCTTGTAATTACCCCACCTTTAGCCATTGTGTTTGTCCTTTTTTAATTGTTGTTCAAGCGACTTGGTTTTAGCCTCAACCTGCTTTTGTAGCGCAAAGAATTTTGTTACAGAAATTATATTGTAGTCATAATCAAACCCAAGTATAAGGCTGTAGCTGGCCAGTATGTCATCGATGCTTTCTTTATCGCCTTCAGGTTCGGTGCCATCTTCATTCTTTTTTGGCAGCTTAGCCTTAAGCATGTTTGCTTTTAAGATGAGGGATTTGCTTTCACGCTCAATACGCTCAATACTCTGCATATATGTCGAATTGTTGATGCGGTATCCATAGCTTACAAGTGTTTTATATAATTCATCATCCCAGTCGAACTTAAGGCACTCGCATATCATTAAAATAGCCTTACGCTTTAGAAGTATAGCATCAATCTGAATATGAATTTTAAGGGTTTTAAAGCTGCCTTTATCCAGGTCGAGATACTTTGCGTACAGACCTTCCCACGCTTCTGCCAACTTTTCAAGATTCTTTTCTTTGGGGTTTAGCAATTGAACATTGCCAGTATCAATAATGGCAAGGCATGTTTTAATTGGCAATGTATCTAATGAGTAAATCATATATCAAGTTCTTTGCGTATGTATTCTAAAAAGAAAGGCAATAGTTTTTCATCTATTACCTTTTGTAAATTTTCATCTGTAAGCCCGAAAAGTTCATCAGATAGCCATGCATCGCTTTTTAATATCACAGAGGTTTTAGGGTCGCTGGAATTGAACCGCAATACACCTGAAACTTCCTGCATATAGAATGCTTTTAACCAGTTGCCTGTATCTTTACCTGTAAACGGATCACCTGCTTTTTTACGGCCTCCTGTAATTAGGTCGGTAGCTTGCGAGTAGAATCCAATGGCTTTCCCGTAAATGTCCTGGCTGTCCTTTTCTATCTGATCCCGGTTAAGGTCAACGATATATTTTTCAATGCTGCGTATGTACCTGAATATATCTTTAGATACCTTGTTGTGGTTTAGCTTTTTCGCTTTCTGTAGCTGCTGGTATAGTGTTGCCATTTGCTGTAGCGATTTTGTGGGCTTTTTTCAATTCAGCTTCGCGTTCTTTTTCGGGAATGTTATTAAAAACATGGGTGTTTTCAAATTCCTCTTTAAACTCTTTTAGAGACTTATTGTAGTCATCCGGAAATGTGATTCCTTTATATGATTTTGGCTTCATGATAAATTTTGTATTAAAAAACCCCACCCGGTTAATGGCTGGGGTTTGTATTTTATATTGGATTGCAAGCGTAAATTAATTGTTACGGCGTAACAGTTATTACAAGTGGCTCAGGGCTTTCGTAGCTCATATCAACCACGGTTACAACGCCATTTAGGGATACGGTAAATCCAGTCGCAAAACCGGTACCGGTAACCTGGTAAACACCATTAGGGTCAGCCTCTACAAATGTTGTTGTTACAAGTGCGCCTGCAAGGTTTCTAACCTCTACGTTAGCAGCAACAAACGTATCAATCAGCTCATCACCACCAGCGCAACCTGCAGTCGCGGTAAAGCGTATAATGCTTGATGTGGCAGATACTTCCGCAAGTGTAATATCGAATATGCCGTAGATATCAGCACCGCCCCAGCCATCAGGGCGAAGCTGTGCGCCATTGTTCTTGTACTCAGAAGGGTTTGTGTAGTTTACAGTTACAACAACCGACTGCGGCGTGCCTGATACAGCATCAAGCAGTTCGCCTACTTCAATGCGTGCGTTCTGGCCTTTGATGCCGTTGTCAGAAGTTGAAACAGCCTTAATCGCGCCGTCTTCTGTAAATTCAAACACCTGTCCCTCCTTTTTGTTGTAAGAGTTCAATGCTGAGTATGAGCAAAGCCCAATGATACTTCTGAATGTTCTCACCTTCTTTGCCGGCGTGGTCTCGTAGCGAGTGTTAAGACCTTCAAAGAATGTACCTTCAGTATCAGCAATCGCGTACTCTTCAACATCGTAGAATGGTATCAGGTCTTTAGCCGCAATAGCAGCATTCCACGCATCAAGGCTTTTTGCTTCTGCAACGGTCTCAAACTTGAACGTTTTATCCGGGGCAAATGCATATTTTGTTGTAACACCTACAAGGCACTGTTCTTTAGCACCTGTATTTTTTGGTTTTACATTCTTATTGTTACATTCTTGGTATACTGCCATGATTTAGATAGTATTTAGCAATTAGTAGTTAAGTAATTTATAGTTCCTTTTATGGAAAATATATGATAAGGATGGAAGTCTGAAAGCTTTATGTGCTTTGTGTCAAAATCTGATAAAACATTTTCCAGTCCCTTTGTGATCGTTAACGGCGAATTATTCGTAATGCTGAAAATCTTTAACCTTCTTAAAATGGCCTCAACATGGAGTTGCGCATCTGTATCGGGTCTGTTATTAGCATCCGGATAAAGCTTTTTAAGGTTTACCATGAACACGACAGAAACCTCTGCACTAAACTGGTGGCCGGTTGTTGACGTATGCTCATCATCATCAATAAAGAATACCATAGCATTCTTTTTATCATTTCTCAACACGTCCCTGTACTCCCCTTTACTGATATAAGCCTCAGGCACCACATTGCCTTCTTTAGATGGGTTTTTGTACACACGGCCATAAATATCAGTTTCGGCCCAGCCCAAATGCTTTTCCAAATGGTTTTGGATGCGCTGTATCTGGTAGTCAATGCCCTTTGGATTTTCTAAAGTGTAGTTCATATTTACCAGAAGTCATTTATTACCTCGACGGTAATTGATTGTGGGAAAAACACTCTTACAACATTCCTTATAGCATTGTCGCGGTACCAGGTAAGGCCTTTGGCAACTAAAATACCGTTATCGTTGCGGTAACCTTCAAGCTCCAACTTTAAATTCTGTACGGCCATCTTAGTATTACGCTCATCAATGTTTGAACGCCTTGTGGATACATACAACTGCAACACGCTTATAGCAACTACATACCCTATAGCATCATCAAATAAGGCTACACGACTGTTTATGCCGTTTGAATAGTCAAAGTCCGGGAGATAACATCTGTTACTGTCAAACACAGATGAAAGCACTGTTAATACGGCCTGTTTACGTATATCAGCAAGTTCAGCGTTCAATGTTTCAGCATCAAGATTGGTATCATTAAGCGTTTGTGCGATGTATTCCACATCGATAAGCTTATGAAATGAATTGAAGTGTTTGCCAGAAGTGCCTTCTAAATTATCTGCATCTACCTCTAAGGTAAAGGTGTCAGATATAGGCTGTTTCCATGCAACTCTTTTTTCAAGTATTGATATGATCTCTTCGCTGTACATATTATTCTGATGCTTCTAATGTTACAAGCTGTTTATAAACTAAGAAGGCCAATCTTTCAGCATCCAAATGGCTTACGTCATCGCCCGGCTGGTAGCTGTTTGCAGTTTCGCCCGGCTGCAGGTGCTTTACGGCATCTTTAAATGCTTTAGCTACTGTGTATTTACCGTTAGCACCATCATTAGCAGGCTTAAACGACTTAATGAAAGCCGAAAGGTCTGATTGCGTGCCCTTGAAGCCAAGTTCAGCAAGAATGCTGAAAGCAGCATTTACACCTTCGCTTTTAGCCTCTTTTGCTGCCGCTTTAGGCTTTTCAGCATCCTTTACCGCCTGTGGCACCGCTTGGGGTTTAGCCTCAGGAATATTTAAGGTAGCAGTACCGGTAAACTCAGGGTCGTTAAACTGCTCTTCTGTGCCTTGGTAACCCGCTTCAACAGCCATTTGATAAGCTGATTTTGTAGGCTCTTCAGGTTTGGCAGCGGTATTAGTAGCAGGGGCAGCCGTTGCGGCCGCTCCTGCTTTACTTGTATTTCTTACACCTCTTCCCATGATTATGCCTGTGTTACGGTTGAATCAAGTACATAGATGGCATCTACGCCACCTATAACCGGAGCTACACGGGCAGCTGCTGCAGTAACCTCTTTAAGAGATGGTGTATTGTTCCTGTATTTAGAAACCAATGTGTACTGGTTTGCTGTTTGGTACTCAACACCTGCAACGGGGTGGTTCATTTCTGCAAGCTTAGCCCATGCAAGGGTGCCTACATTGGTAGTATTCAGGAATACTATCGAACCTGTTTTCCAAGGCTTAACAGATGTGATGGTTTTATCCTTCTGATACCTTATACTTCTGTTTACTTCCTGGAATACAAAACCGTATTTATCCTGTACCGCGGTGTTAAGCGCAGAAAGAGTAGGTACAATAAGGTTTGTTCCAGCAAAGCCTATAGCATACGCGGCAAGCTCTTTAGCTTCGGTAGAACGAAGTATGCCGTTAAGCGTGGCCCTGTCAAGCATCGCTATAGTTGGAGAGTTACCGTCTGCATCTGCCTTATCAAGCAATTCCTGCATATCTGTAAAAGGTGTTGAATCAGCATCCGTGAAGGGTATTGTTGATTCAAATTTATTTGCAGTAGGGTAATTGTAGTTAAGGCGCACGGATGTACCCACATTGTCAGCATCCGGAATTTCGGTTATGCCTGAAGATAAACCTTCAAGGAATATAGCCTCATTTCTTTCGTCTATACCCCCTATAACTCTCGGTGTATCTGCAAAAAGCTTTTGCAGTATCAAACTTTCATCTGCTCCGGTAGCCACAAGCGTATCCAAAGCCGTAAGCTGTGTTTCATTAAGGTGTAGTTCCATACCTTGCTTAGGTATTTTACCATCGCTACTTGAAACAGTAGGCCTAGATTTAAGGGGTAGAGATGCATCCATAGCTACCACATCGGCAGCTACAAGAAATCCATTAGATGAAATAGATTCCCATTTTCCATCTACAGAAAACTCAGGCGTTAGCATGGTTTTGTGAAGATAAGTTAGCGCCCTTTTTTCGCCGTTAAGCGTCTCCGTAACCGAAATTACTATGCCGGGAAAATACTTTTTTACCCAGTCAATAAATAATGATTCTTCCATTAGTCTGCTCTTTGGTCGATTAGTGGCATAGCAGTTTTAAAAGCCGCTGCAATTGTAGCGAAGTCATAAGGTGCTGCCACCGGGTTAATAGTTCCGTTTACTACAATACTGGCCATTGGCAGCGCAGATTCTACAGTAGCCCTTAAAGCTCCCGCATAAGTGTGCCCAGAAGGTAGCGTTGCGTAAGCTGTAGCACCACCGTTTACCGGCATTGGCTTGTATTCGCCTGTAGCGGTTTCTTTTATAATGACATGTCCTGCCTGTATCTTGGTTGGTGTGAATCCAGTTACATCGAGTGTACGGCCTCCGCGAATCTCGGCAAAAACATCTTTCCAGACTATGGAGTCAAATCCATCGCTAAAAATCTTAGCGGCTGAAGTCAAATTAGCATATGCCATTTTTCTTAGTTTTTGTTAATTAGGTACAATGGTTTTTACAACATCTTTAATCACATCAGCATCCGCTTTAGCAGCACTCGTAGTTACAGGAGGCTTGCCGCCTGTAGGTGTAACATTAGCAATGTGCTGATACGTTTCTGTAAACTCTGTTTCAAGTCCTTTAACCTGGTCTTCAAGTGGAGTTTCCGAATTGACATCAGCTCGGTTAATCCATGCTTGTTTAACAGCAGGCGGAAGTGCTTTAAGCGTTTCAGAAGCTTCAAACAATTCGGCGACAGTTTGCCTTTTGGTTTCCGTTACCTTTCCCGCTTCGATGTTGTTTACCTTTTCAATTAGGGTTTTTGCCCATGCAGGTGCATCGTCCGGGGCGGGTGCCGGCGCAGGTGGATCATTACCCGGTGGCGTGTCTTTTTTAGCCTTTGCCTCTAAGGTTCGCATCTTATCGTCATCTTTGGCGATATCTTCAAAACTCATAAAGTCATTAGCTGCATCAAGGACAGCATCAACGGCATCATCATCTGCATCATCAGCAGGCTTGGTTGCAAGTTTAGCCGCAAGCGCGTCTAACCTCTCTTTAGATAAGTTAGCCTTAGGGTATTTAGCCTTAAGTCTTGCCTTAATTTTTTCTGGTGTAACTGCCATTCTGTAAATAGTTTGTGATTAAATACTTTGAATGACAAATATATAAAATAATTCCGTTATTTAGAATGTTTCTAAATAAGCTTTTTATAATATATTTGTAGAAATTAAATTATAACATCATGAAAAGATTATTTTTAAGCCTGGCGCTGGTTGCCTGCATGTGTTTTGCGGTTGAAGTATCTGCAAAAGAGAAGAAGACTGTTATTAAAGAAGTGCCGGAATTGCACGCCATAGCCAGTAACGCACCCTAAGGCGGCTTTTATCCTGCCTGAGGTGTCAGAATATGAGTGCCTGATATTATCCTTTGAAGAAAGTAAATTATCTGAGGGTATTCAAAAAGAAAATAGCAGATCAGTTAGCATCCATCTAAAATACAAAAAGCCTGAACTCTAAATTCAGGCTTTTTTTGTGGGGAGTTATTCTGATTTAAATAATGCTTCAAATCGTTTTTTCATTCCGCTTATTTCATTTAAAATAATATTATGAGGGCTTTCATTACTCATAATTTCTTGAATTTTATATTCCTGCCTTATAGCAATATTAGCTCCTGCAAATTCGTACGTCCATATTTTTATTAAAATATAAAAACAGTTATTTTTTGGATTAATCTCAATAGCGAAAAGAAGGTCGCCTTCCAATTGTCTATCAATATATTTATATCTCAATAAATCATCATCCCCGACAATAAAGCCTATCCCTATTTTTTTGTCAATAGTTGTGATTAATGGATTTTCATAGATCTCTTTAACACATTCATCGACGCTTTTATCAATCAAAGCAATGACCTCATTATATTTTTCTTTGCTTAGTACTTTTGGTTTATCTTCCATAATTACCTCTCATTATAAATTTCGTTTGCTCTTTCAATTGCCGCGGCGGTAGCTTCTGCCCTTGTCTTTTTTTATATCAACATTTGCCGGCCATTTACCCAAGACTCAAAATAACAAAAATTATTTTCGTTAGCGCTGTCAAAGGTTGGCATTATATCAACGTAAAGTTGCACCGTGTCGAGCCAGTCCAATATCCATCCAATCTGACTATTAAAAGACTGCTGGTAAAACCGAGGCGGCATATCTTCTTGTTTCCTAAGCCAAATATTAAAATCAAACTCTGCTTTATCTGTTAGCATGGTGGTTTGGTATTTGTTTGTTAATCATTAAGCTTGAACCTATTTGTATGCCTCGCTGCATTACTGAATAAGTCCATGATTCAGGACTTATATTTTCCTGAATCTTTATGCCCCGATATTTTAATTTGCCTATAGTGATTTCACCTTTAATCTTTGGGTAAGAATATTCTGAAACCGTTTCTAAGAAGAACTCTTCAACTGATTGGCTATGTGCTTTAGATTGTTCAGCTGAAATTTTATACATATTGTCAACTAAAGCCTGAATCTTTGGGTTATTATTCATGTTGAATTGTTTTAAAATTTATGTTCTTCTTTGGGCAGCTTGCAGGTTGGCGACTTGAAGAAGATGTTACTTCTCATGGCACAACCGCAATCAAGCGTAATGCTTTTTTTTAAAGGAATAGGCTGATTCATTATACCGTCAATTCTTTCCTGCTCAACAATGTCTGATGCTTTAGTATCCTGAACAGAATATAACGTCTTAGATAATTTTTCTATATCATCAACATTTAAAGCCTGATTTTTTATAAAGTCTATTCTGGCTTTAGCATCAAACTCCATAGACTTTACCGCATTCAACTGCTCATAAACATAGATCATTCCCCGGGCCCAGGTTGGCAGGTCTTTGGATGGCTGTGTTTGATTCTTAACGCTATCAAGTGTCAAACCTACAATCTCAGCAATATCTTTGTTCTTTAGCCCTAAATCTTTCTTTAGCCGCTTCCAGTTTTCGTGTGTGTACATTATTCTGTTCGTTTTACTTCTACAATACCAATATAAATAATATCACCTACACTCATGCTATTTAGGTTTGAAATTTCATTTTCAGTTAAAGGCTCTACATCCGTTTGTAAGTTTTCATTAAGAAAATCTTCTAAGGTTGTTTCAAAATTATTATCTAATAATATCTTTTTCATTACTTTTTATTATTTAAAGGGCGGCGTTAACCGCCCGTGGTTAGTTGAAACTTTTAATATAATCGTAAGCCTGTTTTTTAGCATCGTCAGAAAACATGCCACTCCTAAAACTTACATATTTTCTACCTGAATGCTTTTTAGTAAAAGGGTTTATAACTTCTAATGTATCGGTGCAGACGTAAACAAAGTAAGTAACACCGCATTGTCTTGTGTGGCTAAATTGGGCGGTAACTTGTATTCGTTCTACAAACCTTACCGCCTTTACCTTTTTGCAAAAATGCTCCAAACTTAAATTCATTACGCTTGTACATAGGGTTTCCCATTATAATGCCTTAAACCATCATTAGTAATTAGTAGCCCGAAAACATCTACTTTGCCTATAAGCCTAATCCCGTAAAGCGCAAGGCTTTCGTTTTCTGCCTTAAACATTACTGCGCCTGCCGAATTGCAAACCGAAAACTGATTAAAGCCCTCATCAAACATTACGTTATACGTAACATTATTTGAAGCGACACGGGAAGAAACGAAAGATAAAAGCATAATAAATAATTTAACCCTGACAGGCGGGCAACCTTTATATTTTGTTGTTGTTATCTGAGTACAAATATAGTAATATATATATTACAAAACAACATAAAAGTAATTTATTTATTACTTTATTTTATATCCACCCCGTGCAACATGTAGACCACAAACCAAAAAAACCACCAGTTAAGAGTGGTTTAAATATTAAAGTGGAGTATTATACAGATGCAGCCGGTATCGGCGCTTTATTATCAACCTCAATTTGGCTGTTTATTGCCTGAAGCTCTTTTTTATTGTCATCTGTAAGGTCAAGAGTGTTAACGGCGGTTTCACGGCTTATTAAATTACCCTGTGCCGCTTGCGTTAACCATGTAACTGTTTCGGTAAGGTCGTTAGGCAGGATGCTGTTAAACTGAATGGCAAACAACAGGTCTTTAGACTGGCCAGCCATGGCAACGTTTGTCTTGTTGATGGTTCCGGAGATCATCACGTTAAGGCATCGCTGTATAAAAGTCCTATTATCCCCTTCGTTCATCTTTGCTTTCAGTATGGCATCTAAGAACATGAGCTTTAAAGCTACTCCGGATACATTGCCAAGGCCTTTAAGATTGTCAAATGAAAGGTTTGGAGTAGATGACAGCGCATATATAAAGGCTTCTAGCTTATCAAGCTCAAGTTTAGAACTTTCCGGGGCATTAGGATTAGTAAGGTAATCTGCATCGCCATGATTAAATTTACCCTGCTGCTCTACACTTTCTTTCATTGGGAAGTTCATAACCTTGCCGTCATCATCTTTATTCATGCTACCCAGCACTTCGCCATACAGCTTTAATATAGGATGTGCGGTACGGTCATTACTACCGGCAAGCTTCGACATCGCCGTCTCTAAACGGTCAATCATGCTTTGTACCTCAAACCATTCAGGGTAATCCTGGTCATCATAAACGATGGGGATGATAGCAAATCCGTGCGGTACTATATCTGGAACCCCGCCATTCTGTATTTTGTAGATGTTCTTTTTATCAAATACCCACGAATGATTAATAGTTTTGTCTAAAGTAGTTTCGCTAAACTCCCACATGAAAGCTTGCATATCGCCGAAGCTGTCAAAGTATGGATAGTACCGGCCATTCTCCTGGTCCAGAATACGGGATTTTATTTCCTTATTTTTATTGATGCCAAGAAGCTTGCCGATTAAACCTTCCGGCTTAAGGTCATCAATGTAAAACATAATGGCGCATTCGGTTTCGCTTTTCTTTGTCCTGATAAGACCCTGCAGCTTACTATCCATTCTGTTTGTCTCCCAAAGCCTCAATATCTCATCGCTAAGACCTGATTGTTTGTTTGGTGTAATAGTTACCGCCTCTCCTACTTCAAAGGCTGTGGCAATACCTACTACACGGTTTTGAAAGGGAATTGTAATACGTGCAGCATGCACTAAGCGCTTTTCACCTTCCGGCCCGATAATCTTATCCTTTTGGGTTTTGCCGATTTGGGTTTGGCGTATGTTACGGTTCAACTCTTTAAACTCCTTCCGGAGCTTATCGATCTCGTACTTATCCTTTGCCCCGGTCTTAAAAACTGATATTGCCTTTTTGGGGTCTGATGCTATTAATGCCTGTATTTCATCCATGGTCTATAATGGTATTTATATCTTAAAAATCTATTCCTAATTCAGATAATGATTTGCTTGTAGTATGAGTGTGAGCCGGGTTATTATATGCTATGTGGCCATACCTTGCGGCATCCCACATGTGGTTAAACTGATCTAACGGCTCATTGATGGGCGTGCCGTTTATCTCCCGTATACGGTAGTTTTCAGCTTCTACTTTAGCGTGCTTGTAAAGATGGTTCCGTACAATATGAATGCGCTTTGTCTTCATGCTGTTAAGCCAAAACATAACAGTTTTGGTCTTAGATATTTTAAAGGCATTGAAATAACCCAGTTTTCGCAGGCCGGTAACCATTTCAACGGTACCCTGCTGGCCGGTGTACTTATCGGCACTATCACAAGGCAAAGGCAATTTCTTATCAATACCAATCGTATCAAAGTATGAGGCCAACGCATCCGGCGTTTCAATAGGTTCGTAGCTTAACAGTTCTATGTAAATATTGGTAGTGTCTTCAGCATACTTTACCAGGGCGTTGGGATCTGTTGTAAACCCGAAGTCATTGGCGTGTATGTGGGATATATGAGAAGGAAACTCATCTATCCAGTTAATAAGCGGGAATATAACCCCACGCATAGATCCGCGTAAACCAAGGCCGTAAACCTTCCACATAAATTCATCAGCGGTGCCGTTGTCTATGTTGTTTGGGTGCGGCGGTGGGTAGTTATCTTTCCCCACTTCTTTGCCGCGGTACATAATCAGGTTGTCAAGTACCTGATAGCTACCCGGTAACCAAGGTTCATAACTCAATATCTTATTGCGCTCCTGTATTGACAGTTTTGGATTATCTAAGAAGGTTGTACGCAGGAACCCTATATCTGGCCGTGTAAGTATTGAATTGAAAATAAAGTGTTCGGTTACCGATGGGTTATAGTCAAACCACCAGAACTTTTTACATCGCATTTCTGCCTGGTCGAATACTGCTTTGATTATACCTAAAGGCTCGTTAAGCCAAAGGTAATCACATTGCGCACCGTGGAATTTGTTAGCCTTATCCGCTCCAATGAAGTTGATTTTATTTTTGCCTATGCGAAATGATTTAACCTCCTGGTTATCGAATGGGTGCGGTAACCCGAAGTATTCCATGCGCTGCTTAAAATCGTTGTACAGCGTAGTTTTAAATTCATTGTAGGTTTCCTTAACAATATTTATAACGCAATTTGTTTCAATATGCAGGCAGATGTAAATGATGATGTCAACACTACTCCAGGTCTTACCGCTACGGCTGGAACCTTCTAAGCCAGCCCCGCGCTTACCATCCAACAACTCCCCTTCTGCGCTATATTTCTGTGAAGTGATATAGTTTTGCAGCAAGGCGAAGTTTCTGTTTGTTTCATCATCAATAACAGCTAAACCCTCAATCTTTAGGAGGGTTTCAAGTTCTATTATTTCCGCATCGGTTAGGGGCATGGAATATATTATTTAATATGATGTGCGCTGTTCCATGCCTTAGATAAGTCTGAATTTTTCTTGCATTCTGAAAGTATTTTTTCAAGAAGATGATTTGTTTTTTTCCTTTCTTCTAAAGCTTCAGTAATTCCCAGTATATTTTTAAAATATTTTATCATCACATCTTATTTTTAAGTTCTGCAAGCCTTTTTTCCCTGTCTGTAGGGTCTAAGAAGCTATTCTTTTGCATATTGTCTTTTTCGTAACCCCCAAGGTGCTTCATTAGTTTTTCATAAGCCGCCAGCCTGTCTAATATTTTAATCTCTTTAGCGTAGCCTACGAACTCTTTATCCGAGCCTTTACCAGAGTATTCCTCAACGGTTTTTATCTGGGATATCATCGCCCGGGCATGCTTAGGAATGTCATGGATACTCTTTAAATTACCCTTTTCATCATAGAGGTCTGCTATGTCAAAGCGTATCATTTTCGACATGCCTATGATAAGTTCATCTAAGGTCGCTTTGTTGCGTTCCTGCGCTTCAAGCCTGATTTGCTCAATTCTCGTTAAAATATCGTTGTTAGCGAATAGCTTGTAAGCGTTGTTGTTAACGGTAGCAGGCTTCATGTTATCCACGCTGTAAACCTCCCTATAAGCCGCACTTTTATCACCAAGGCGAATGTACGCTTGGCAAAATGCTTCTTGTTTAGGGGTTAGTTTATTGCTCATTGGGTTTAATTATATTCCGGGTCAATTTCCCCGCGTTCTACAAGGTCTTTGTATTCGGCTTCCCATAAAGGCGAAAGCTCATCATAGCATTGTTGGCAAAACCAGTTGCTATCATCATAGTTTACCATTGTTTCGATATCGAAGTTATATCCACATCCTAAGCATTCCTGTCGGTCATCATCAATATTTGCAGTAAGCAATGATGCGATGTACGCTACAAATGCTATTAAAAGCGCTAAGCCAATTATTGTTATCACCATGGGTTATTAGTTTTATCGTTATTAGTTTTGTGGACTTTCCAGGAATCGAACCGGGGCGGGCAGATCTTCAATCTGCTGCTCTACCTACTGAGCTAAAAGTCCGTTTGGAAGTTTAACGCACTTCCAGGCGGGAAAACCCTCACATGTGTTTTTAAAAAGCAGAAGTAGAAAACTACATGAAAAAAACCTTTTGCCTCAACGGTTATACCGATCACATTCCTCTATAAGCCCAGTCCTTTAATCACTAATAGCACGCATGATATTTACGAGGTGGTCAAACCCCGAAAGGTTACGTGTGCTGGCTTTGCCCAGCATGAGGGTTTTGAATATTTTATATCTGGCGTTCAATGCTGCCATATTTTTCAAAGTATGGTTTGCTTTCGTCTACAGGCTTAATCAGAAACAGTACGTTGTTTGAATCTGCTGTAACTGATTTGTAACCTTCTGCTTTTAACTTTTGAAGCGATTCAATAACATCGTCTATGTCTTTATTTTTTATTTCTTCCGAGCTTATGCATTCTGTATTGCGTAACCTTTCAAAAATTTGCCTGTCTATCTCAGCAGCAATAAAAGCCCCTGCCATTGCAAACCTTCTTAATACGGGTTCATCACAAAGCCTTTTCCACCATTCCAAATCCCAGTTAAGAGGGCAAAATTCTTTGTAGTTGCTGGTTAACCCATCCTCAGGATCATACGCAGAAATCATGTGCGCCGCATTTATTAATTGTCCTTCCGCGTACCATTCAGGATGGTTGGCATGGTGCGCCGCTGTGAAACCGTGTTTTGCTATTTGATTAACCTGCCTTTCTTTGGTAATTAATTCTATACCTGTCATGTTTACCACTTTCTTTTACGGTTAGACTGCATTGTTGTTTTACGCTCCAGTTCCCGGCGTTGGGCGCGTGATAGCTTACCAGTAGAATCGTAACGCTCTTTATCTGAAATGTCAGTTACGTGATTATGAGAATCTAAAATTTCTGGGTTCATATATTTATACTTTATTCACAGGCTTTAATACCTGTAGTTCTACTTTAAGACCTTTGGTTATTATCATACGGTCGCGTGCTTTGGCTGCATCTATCTCGGTAAGGTGAGAACCGCAATTGTATGTTATGCCGGCGCTTCTAACGATGGCAAGATATGTGCGGTTAAACGGGGTGCCTTTAGCCGATACGCCTCTGTAAGTTTTAGCCATGGCGTACTGATTTATCTTTTATAATAAGCTCAATGCTATTATCTTCCAAGGCATCCATAAGCGCACAGCCAATCAATTCATGATTTACAGTCTCTTTACCTTCAACAAACACACGGCCATCTTTAACCTCTATCATATAATTGCTGTTTTACTTACACACATGCTTTTAAAAAAAGCCCCCGGCGCACTACCACCGGAGGCAAACCAATAACCAACTCAATAATAATATTTTCAATGCTTATCGCATATAATCGTCAATGAGTAATTTAATGCTGTCAAACTCCCATGCAAAGCAGGCTTTATAGCTTTTAGCAGATAAAACCTTTAAGGCTTCCTGCTGCAATTTTAAATGGTCGTTCTGACTGGCCTTAATTTCGCCGTTTTTCTTAAATGGAGTTTCAATCTTCAATTCAATGAATAATCCGGAAAAGCCTTTGCGCGGTTCCAGGATTAAAAGGTCAGGGCATTTAAAACCTGCCTTCTGAATTGATTTATTACGAGCCTGTTGAGTTTTCGTAAGCTTTAATGATGCCACAGTATCGGATAAGTACAATACCTTAGGGAATTGCAAATCCAAATACTGGCATACGGCTTTTTGAAGCTCATATTCAGGATGTCTCATTTAAAAATAACGGTAAAGCAAATATGTATGCCTAAACAGTAGAAACCCGTCAGGACTTTGAAAAATGGTCGTAAACCAAGTAGCGGCTTAACTGACACAAATATAGTAAAATAGTGTTAAATATCAGCGTTTTTAGGTGATATTTTTTAATCATATTTCTGTTTGGCTATGGCAATTAATCCTGCGATAGCAAACCATAGAAAAATGAATGTTGCAGGGTTTTCCTGTAGTAATATTATAAAATCTTTCATGGTGTTATTTTAATAAATGTGTTTTAAATTGCTTTTTTAAATAATCTTTAAATTTATGATAAAACCGCCCCCGCATACCGGATACTTAATATCTGCTGTATTTATTCCTTTGCAAGATGTTACACACTATATGGTGCATAAGCATTTAAATCCGGGCATGTCCATAGCTGTAAAAATATCAAAGGCAGAAGTGATTGACCTGGTCGAAAATTCAGGCTTACCTGTTTGCATTTTAGAATGGAACTATGAAGCAGGTCGTTTTTTTATTGGTAAGCAAGTTAAATGCAATATGGACTACAACGGCAAAAAATACCTATGGATTAATGCTAAGGATCCTAAAACAAAAGACCTTAAGCACCTGATTAAAATGGATTGGTTTAATACACAGGTTTAGGGTATTCAACAACAGGGCGGTAGTGAGTACATCCAGTATCAAAATAATATTCTACTGATTGAAAATCTACTTTAGAATTAACTTCAAAGAAAATTCCGCTTTTTGTCATCTTACCAACAACATACACACCCTCAACAGGCAAATTACTGCCATCCTGCTCTATACGCATCCATCCGTTATTATCATCGATGCCTGCAAGGGATTTAGGGCGGCTACCAGATGTTTTACGCTCGCTTTTTATTCTTGGAGTTACACCAATAAATTGCCAAGCATCGAATAGTTCGTCAGATATTAAATCAGTGTCTCCTACAAATACACCTTCGCAGTTAATAAATTCTTTTAAGGCTTCGTAGTACTCCCCATACGCCTCCTGTATGGCTTGCTGTTTTAGTTGTTCGTTTGTCATGGCACTATAGTATATTGATCGGAACTTAATTTTACATCAAGAAACGATTCTGTTTTTTTAATACATTCTTCTGGCGTATTGCCTGCTATTGTTGTTTCAGTTTTCATAGGTTCAGTAATTAAAAACTCTGCAACATATTTTCGTTTTCTAACTATGGGCTTAATTGTTATATGCCCAAATTTTATTTCTTTGCTCATTGTTTAAATGTTTGGGTGTAGTATTGTTCGGCTTCCTCGTTGGGCTCTGCGCCATCATCCACCTTTTTGAATTCGGCTTCTGTTTTGCTCCAGTCGTGCTGCGGGGCAATATCTTTTATCATCGAGAAGATGTTTCGTTGCCCCTCGTGATAGCCCTCAATTATATCCTGCTTTTCGATTTCAAGAAAATCACAGGCGGTCTTCCAGGCATCCCTGGAACTGTACATTTTTCCCTTTGCTTTTTCAAGCTGTCGCAGGTTAGTATTTTCTTGTTGCTGTAGATTTTCGTAAATGGCCTTGTCTTGCTCAAAGCGTTCCCCAAGCCTTTCGATAAGCTGCTGTAATGCGGTTTGTTTCATAATTAATTTTCAGGTATTAGGCAAGATCCTTTAAGAGCGTATTTTATGGCATCAGCCATTGTGTGCAGATCTTGCCATGTGTTTACTTCTAATTGACCGGATTTTGCCCTTACATCAATATCGTATCTCTTAAGATGTTTTTCTTTCGGCATACCGTGCCCGTGGTCAGTAGTTATACAAATACGACTGCCCTTGTATGTAGCGGTAAATTGTTTTTCTGTATTTTCTTCAATAAATTTATTGAATATGGTGCATCCTGCTATTTTCATTTCTTAATATTTAAAGGTTGTTTTTTGAGGGCGCGGTAAAGGTTTTGTAGTTGGTGGACGTAATACCATTTTTTAAAAAAGTTGAATTGATTTTCTATTGTAACAAGTTCTACCTCAATAAAGTCCTGAACCAAGTAAACAACTATATCGTCTAACTGAAAGTAGAATATTTCAATCACTATGGCTTTTGTAAACCATAACTTTTTCACAAACCCCAACTTGATTAACCAAACTTCGGTTATTGGTATGGGCTGCAGGTATTCTACATACTCGGTTAGCGGATGCTTATTTGGTTCACGCTTTTCTGAAATCTTGTTGTGGTATTCCCAATGGTCGATTTGCAGGACTTTGCCGCCTCGGTCGAGTACGTAGTTCCCGCGCATTAATTCGTCTGGTGTTATTTTATTAATGTTTTCCATTTTATAGGTTGTAGTTCTTTAGAGAGATACAGAGGGTGTTTAGGGCAATGTGTTTTTGATATATCTATGTAGTGTAATTTATTTAAAGAATGCGTTAACATTCTAAAAGCAGATTTCCTTTTCATTAATTTATCTACTATGGGATAGTTACCCCATGCAGTAATTACTTTTTCTACATTTGTACATGCCTTACTTACATGATCTATGTTTGAAACTCCTATTGGATCTTTACACTTTAGTAATTCTTTTGGATTGGTTGCCCTATAAGCAAATAGATTACAAACTATTAGTCCTCCATAACCCCAGCTTTTTGCAAAGCCTATACAGCGCCTTATTGTAGGGTCATCATTATCCGCATCCGCTGTAGACGGATTAAGCATTATGAACAATATTTTAGGCATTGATTCATCCCAAGTTCGGGTTAATTCATACCTATATTGCTTACATTCTGATATTATAGCCGTCTTTACCATACTACACTAATTACCTGGTTATTTTCAATTGTTACTGACTCGGGGATGCTCAACTCGCCCATTTGGTCAATATAACACATTATCCCTTTTAAACTGCTCAGATGGCTTGATGCGTATTTCATGGCTTCGACTAGCTGCTCCCTTGTAAACTCGTTAGGGTTGGCGTTGTAGCCTGCTGCATATCCCAGCGTGTAGTCTACCTTGTCAACGTTTAGCTTACATGTAGAATGGTTTGATGTAGCAAGTTGTAACACATCCACCGGCTTGACAAACTCCTTACGGTCGAGCTGCGGGATTCCATCTATTTGCTGAGTAGAATATACGAAGTGTCCATTTTCATTAATTATAAAGATGCCTCCTTGATTTGATAGCTCAATGCTTTCTTTTGTGAATGTTTGTTTCATTTTAATTGTTTTATCGAGATTCTTCGATAATCTCGCAGTTTTCATTCCTCAATTTTAAAGTGGTTATCAAATAGGTGTAGAGGGTTAGATTGGTTTTGAAAATAATCAACATCATATTCGGAAAAGCTGATGTCTTTAGGATTTTTATCCCAATATATATAAGGCTTATCTATGTGTTTTATATTCTCTTCGTTATACCTCCACCACCGATATCCCATTTTAAAAAGTTCCCTTTGCAGTATTTCGCTCTGCTGTGGCGTTACCTCCATCTTACCTGAAGATTGGAGGGGAAGGATTAATTTAATTGTCATCGGCAAGGTCTTTTATTGTTGTAACTATAAACCCGTTATCACAGCATGGTGCAAAATGCACGATTCCAATTTGTTTATGGCAAATACATTGGCAAGGTGTTTTAAATACTTGGTTTTCCATAACTATTTTATTTTAAGTTTATCTCTTTACCTATTCCACGTTCAAGAAAATTCATCGTATCGAAGTGCCAAGCGTACATTTTGGCGAATAGGGATTGCTGGTTTTTAACCGTGAATGATTTTTTACCTGATATTAATATGAAAGACATGCTTTTACCTAAGTAAAACATTTCAGTTTCATATTTCATATACCCGTCCTCTATGATATACGGAACGCTTGTAGATAGTTCAGCAATCGTAGCCAGCTCCACAATCGGCACCCCTACCCCTTCTATTTCGGTTGTTAGCCTTGAAAGGGGGTGTACTGCAACCCAAAAAGATTTGCCTATTTCTGAGGGTTCAATATAATCCCTGTCGTTTTCGCCAAAGGTTATCCTTAATCTACCAGTATGCATTATTGCGCTTATCTCAAACTCCTGCCCCTCGGCATCCACCAGCCTATAGCCGTAACCATACAGCAAACCCGCTTCTGTTTTTGTTAGTGGGTTAGTCTGCATTTCCCTCAAAGTATTTGTTAGTGGCGGTTACAGTGGATAGTACAGCAAAAGCTGCATCGGTCATAAGCATTTCAATATCATCAGGAAGGAAACCAATACCGTGGTCTGATTCCGTTTCGGCTTCTAAAAATTCTTCAATTTTAGAGTGAAGCCTTAGTTTTATCTGTTGTTTTTCTAATTCGGTTCTCATATTCTCTTTATTTTTTAGCCTTTCGGCATAGGTTAGTTAAAAATTACACACGCATCCAGGTTCTTCCATTTCGTCGGTTTCTAACCTGATTTGCGTATCGTTCTCTGCTATTTTTATAAGGTCGTCAAGTGAGTAATTTTCCCTAAAAAACATATTGCCGTATAACTCTTCTTGAGTTCGGAAAAAGTTTTTTGTTTCCTCTCTAATTCCATGCTTAATTCGGGCGATAAGATTGCTTAATGGTGCTTTATGGCATAACTCACAATTATCAAGTTTGGAACTTATCTGTAGCCTAAAAGGTTGAGTGTCGAAATATTCTGAAAGTTGACGAAGTCCCACTGGAACATCGTAATCAGTAAGCAGCGGGGCTATTCTTGTGCCATCTTCTCTAAGCTCAGCCCATGTAATACGTTTTGGCATATCTTCTTTCCTGTAACCAATAGCTTTTAAGTAACTTGCAGTCCCAAATATTGTTCGCGCAAAAGAATGTGATACCCGAGTTTTAGTGTACTCAGAGCAGTAAGGAATTGCCTGATTAAAAACTCCATGCCATACAAATTTATTCATGTGCCTGATAGCGCCTTTAAGCGGTTCACTGGTCATATTTAAATCTGCAAAATCATTTATCACCTTATGCCTTACCCCGATACCTTCTTCCAACGAATAAACACCCTCCAGCATTACTAATGGTAGCCCCCAATAATGCACCATATCTTTCAAAAACTGTATAGTTTCAGGTTTTTCCTGTCCTGTATTACAGAAAACAAATAGCTTTTCATAGTGTGCGTAATCGGGTGAGGTTTGAATATGCCTTGCCATCATTGCGCTGGAACGCCCCCCCGACACGGCCACCAGCAAATAATTATTATCAGGCGCAGGCTTAGCTATCTTTTTCTTTTTTTCTTTAGGGACTTCAACTGTGCCAAATAATGTTTCCATATCTCTCTATTTTAAAGGTTCTTTTTTAACTGCAATCCCCGCATCAATCAGCCTTTGGAAGTCGATATGCGCTTCTGCCATTGCTTGTATGGCGGCGTAGGAGCACTGCAGCAATGACTTCTTATAGTTCGCGAAGTCTGAAACCTCTTCTGCTATTGTTATATCCCAATCAGTATTATTCATTATGAATGGGGATGCTAAGTCAAAGCATTCATCCAAGCTGTACAGGAGGGGTTTATGCCCGATACCAGTTATTAGGCTATGAACATTAATCGTTGTTAAATTTAGTTGGGGGCACATAACCAAAGTTCTGATTACGCTGCCTCCGCTCTGTACCTCCAATTTAAAAGGCACGTAAGGGTTAATGTGGTGTAGGGTGAGGGTGGTTACTGGCATCAGAATTTGGTATTATAATCAATTATTAATTCCTCAATAGTTTCTCCTGAAAATCTTTGATGCCAATCTTTTTCAAGTGTAGGCAATTCTCGATGCAGAAAGTTTTCCGCGCTCTCAATTAATATTTCATTGTTGTCATCATTAGAGTTATCTACCCAGCATCGAGGGTAAATCTGCCTGTTAATTAATGACAGGTGGTATCCGCTATCGTCAGACTCAAATCGGTATGCGGTGTCTGTTCTTTTTAAATTCTCGAATATTTTTATTAGCTTATTCATACTTTCTCGGTGTTTACAGCTAAGGGCGCGTTTTCAATGTATTCTCTTACTGGTTCTCTTAGTGTAAAGTGCAATGCTTTGCTACACAATATTCGCTGCTCCTTACACGCTTCTTCAGCGTATAGCGTGGCGGCTTCGTTCTCAGCATCTAAAAAGTGTTGGTTAATCTGAGGGTTAAAAAAGCCCTTAAATGCTTCAAACCTTACAAACTCAAGCCAGTTTTCTGAGCCATACTTTACAGCCACAGCATCCTTATAAAATTGTAGTGTGTTCATTACAAGTAATTTTTTTCAATATAGATTATACATTCAGGGCTGCATATTTCTTCATCAGGCATGCCGTGCACCTCTATTCTTTCTCGCCACCTAAGACCTCTTATGGTGTGATAGCTTTCGTGCAATACTTCATCTTGAATCCAAAAATGATCGTGCCGTTTGTCCTTTCGTAGTGTCTTAGATTCCATATATTTCTTTTAAGGCTGTGGGGGTGATTAGGGGTTCGCATTCGTTTACTAATTGTTCAATTGTTTCAAAATGCCAGTATTGCCTGCTATAATTTACATCGGTATTTACAATTTGAGTATCTGCCAACCAGATAGCGCCATTTACTGTGCTATTAGGTAATAACTCAAATTTTGCTCCCTCAAACAGGCATCGCTCTTTGGCGGCTTGGTAATCCTCCGCTATTGGATGCCCTGAAAAGGTTTTAATTTCTTCCTCTGTTGGGACTATTCCGTTAGGCATAACAGGCACAAACATACAAAGTTCAAGTTCGCGCTGTAGGAAGGTGGCGTAATTAACTATCGTGTGCAATACATCAGATCCGTTGGGTGCATTTTTAAATTCATGCACCACAAAGTCGCTACACGGGATAAGTCTTTCTATTTTTTGCATGGTGTTACATTCTTAATTATTACAAGTTTCTCAACTACGCTCTGCTGGGCTGCTACCCAGTTTTTATAAGCACTGTTCCCATAATCCCAATCGTCATAATCATCAGGCACAGGTCGGTTGCCTAACGGATTCACAAAATAATATCCCGCGGTTTCTATAGCTGTCTTGAACGAAGCGTCTGAACTCGTCAATAAATTATCCCCAGTATAGTTATAGTATAAGTCCCCATTTTCTAATGAATGCTTATCCACTATCAGCTTGGCATCAAAATCAATATAGTCTTTCGTGCAGGTGCCTAAGAGTTCAAAACCCATTAGCGATATATTTGTGTTAAACACGTTATTTTTAGCATCGTGCGCCCGCATTATATTTCCGCTGCTTTTACTGAATGTGTGCCAGTCTGCAGGCAAAGGAATAGCCCATATATCTGCTGTGGTTATTGGTAGTTGATTCATCCTAAAAGCTCTTTAATAATTTCACGTTCAACATTATTTGGCTTACGGGTTGCCAGCCAAACATCATAAGTCATATTCTTTGCCTGAACATACTGCTCACTTAAGGTTCTCATATTGGCACCGCTGCCATATATCTTTTTTTTAAAGCCCTCCATATCGCGGAAGGCTTTGGTGTTTTCTATTGTGTTACGGTAATTTGTCATAATCCGATCTCTTCTTTTATATGCTGCAATGTGCGCCAGTTGGCAGAAAGCCCCGATGGTATTTTACCCTCATTATCCAGCACATTGAACATGGGTTTTTTATCTTTATTCGCGGCCATAAATACCCAGTATTGGCCGTGTGGCACATAGTACTGGGCTTTGTAATGTTCCTTTACAGGCCGCCCATCGTTAAGCATATCTATAAGCACATTTGCGCTTACAACAACTACCGTTTCATCAAACATTGGCAGCAGACTTAACTGGGTTCGGTTATGGGGTTTCATGCTCTAAAATGTCAAACAGGCTCGGAACATTTATTTTGTACTCAATGGATTTTAAGTAAAACAAACCATCATCGTAGTAATCCGGGTTAAGCTCAGCAGATATCGCCTTACGGTTCATTTCAAGTGCGGTATAAGCGGTAGAAAATAAACCTCCGAAAGGATCATCTACTACATCGCCCTCGTTGGTAAATCTGTAAATCAATCGCTTTATGATGTCGAGCTGCAGGGGGCAAATGTGCTTTTCCTTTTTACGATTCGCCTGGTTTGCATTTAGCGTGTTCATACGGTTAATGTCTGTCCACACAAGATCATTTCCGCTTGTAGGTGGGATAGTCATAAACAGCTTAGAAAGTTTGCCATTTTTGTCAAGATCTTCACATACTCTCAGGTGTTCCTGAAAATCGTAAATTGCTTTTTTGTCGTAATCCCTCCAAACATTAAAGATGGTTTTCATATCGGCGGTAAGCATTTCCTGTGAACTTAGAAAACGGTCGCCGCTGGACTTCCAGTAAGCGTGCGCGTCGAGCTGCCAAAGCGATAACAGGTATTCATCAATCTTTTTGACAACAGGGTCATCAGCGTAGGCGTTATTACTTTCAGTAGGAGATTTGCGAAATAGCAAAACATATTCAGGCAATCCAACTCCCATTTTAGTAGCATCTTTGCGCTGCTCTCCCCATGTAAGGCGGTAGGTCTGGTTATTCTCCCGCACTACATCGGTAGTGATGGTAATCTTACCTACAAGATGGAAGCGATTTTTATAATCAGCCTCAAGGCTTATAAGCTGATATTTAAGGTAGCTTATTTTCTTTAATTTACTTTTTAGTAATTGATAAGACAAATTAGGTTTTGATCTGATAAAATTTTCAATTTCATCTATTTCATCTTTTATGAGGTCTATTTTAAGCTTTACTTTATCTTTTGTAAAGTGCGAAACCGTACGGCCAGAGAAGTCTTCAATGCTGGTAAAAGACGTACCATTTTGGTAACTGTAACGAATCCTGTCTTTAACGTGTATAGCAGCAATGCGCCCCGGCTTAAGAGTACGCAGCAGGTGCGGTGTCAAGTAATCCATTTGCTTAAAAAACTCTTCATTGCCGTGATTGTGGCCGAAGTCGTTGTAATTGTCGCTGTACTCGTAATGGTCGCCAAACGGGATTGATGTAAGTATCATGCCGGTAGAATTATCGGGCATATCTTCATGAACCCTTACCGTATCGTTGTTGTAAACTGTAGCACCCCCTATAACGGCCATGCGCGGCTTTTCAAATATTTGTCTTTTCATATCTGCAGTTACTTTGTCGGAGTTAAGGCCGTACTCCCGGACCAGGTTTATCATTTCGGTTTGTAATTCAATATGCTTTTTCCACTTTTCTTTAAGCGTTTTAAGTACCTCCCTTTCATTGTTTGTAAATATGGCATATACATTTACCTCAAAGGCTTGTTTAAAGCGGTACAGCCGGTGTATGGCCTGTATGAAATCATTGAATTTATAATCAATACCCACAAATATCATGTTGTGGCAGGCATGCTGGAAGTTGCATCCTGAACCTGCTATTTTTGGCTTAGTACTTAAGAACTGGTATTCTTTGTGCTTGAAGCCAATTAGAAGATCTTCTTTTTCTTTATTGGTTTGGGAGCCGTAAACAGATCGTAAATCGGCGTTGGTGCCTTTTGTGGCTTTAAGTATTTCGATCTCATGTTCAATTTCTCCATATTCCTCTGAAAGCTCTGCAAATTGTTTACTGCTTTCAAGTCTTTCAAGCTCTGACTTAAGCCACTTATCAAAATTGAATCGCTTTTCAATAGCAGTTCTTTCAGCCTCCAGGTGATGCCATAATATCCAATTATCATCTGGTGCGTTTTCCTGAACAATATCAAAGGCTTTTTTCACGCGGATATCTACCGTGGAAGATTTCTCCCGGCTGGTGTCAACAAGGCTTTTTGTAGTGTCTTTAAACAATACTATTTTGCCCTCTTTGTTGGTAATCACATCATCCGGTAGGTTTTCAATCTCAACCTCATTGAAGTTTAGTTTTGGCAGGTTGTAACCGGTGTCATCATAACCAAGATCAGAAGGCTTATTGATAAATACCGCCCATGTAGAAACCCATTTCCAAAACTCTTCTTTTTTGTTAGGGTATAAAGTAAGGTGTCCGGCCTTTGTACTGTCCCTTTGAAAGAAACGTGTAAGAGCATGGCCACGGTCAATTACTCCAAGGTAATCTGCATAGTTTAAGATTTCAATAAAGTCGTTAGGCGTAGGTGTGGCTGTGGCAACTAATCTGTAAGGCACATCTTTAAAGCGCTTCAGTATAAAATTTGTAGTTTCAGTTTTAAGGTTACGTAAAACAGATGCCTCATCGAGGGATGTACCTCCAAAATAATCAGGGTCAATATCCCCTTTTCGGATACGTTCGTAATTCGTTACATAAATAGCCTTTTCAAAATTAAAATCAATTGGATTTTGAGAACCTAAAACATTGATATAATTTTCAGTTAAGCTCTCAATATCGCCATGCAATTCGTTTTCCACAGCTATGATAACTTTTTGCTCAGCATTTTTTACAGGCAGACTATCTGTGTCTGATATATACCTAATTTCATATCCGGTATTCAGCATTTCGTTATCTTCTCTGAACTCTCCTACAACACCTAACGGCATCCCAATAAGAAAAGGCTTTCCAGTGATGCCTATAACCATCCGTGCATACTCAAGCTGCATCACTGTTTTACCAAGCCCAAAGCTTGCGAATATTGCACGTCGCCCTCCACATAAACACCATAACACAATATCCGTCTGGTGGGGTAATAATAGAGGGTTTAAATATTTTCTATCTATTTCGCAGCCAAAGGTGCCGGCTGCTACAATTTTGCTTTCCAAAAATGCAGTGTAATCTTGCATAATGTAGGTTTGTTTAGCAAATATGGTCGGGCAAATCAAAGTGCGATTTACCGCTATAGGATTATTTTATAAGCTAATCCTTAGGCTTTTTTGGGAACTCTCTAACTCTTAAATTTTCAGGCCATTCATCAATATTGCCGCCATGCCGGTCAGTCAATTTTAAAGCTTTTGAAAGATGCGTACCCAATTGTTTTACAAAAACCGGCACGCTAAAACCATTACATTGAGTGATAATGCTTTCAATCCAAGATAATTCACAAGGACGGTACAAATATTTACCATTTTCGTTACCGCTTTCGCCCCCTACAATTATCCAGTCAATCAAATCAATAAGCCGGGTTCGGTTTTCCGGTGAAACGCTTCTAATTAATCTTTCCGGAAAATAGTAATCATGCAGCGATACCGGACCATGCATCGGCTCAATAGACAAAAATTTTAACTTAGCAGGGAGCGAAATATCAACCAAATCACGCACCCGTTTTATACCGTCCTGACTACCCACCGATGTACCTAGCCAAACATTATCCCAACCTTTACCCCAATCAGGGGGCAAACAGTCCTTAATTCGCTCCGGGCGTTTTGTAAGTATTTGAAAGGTATGCTGAGGGCATTTTCTAATAATATCCCACATCTCGTGCCTGAAACCATCAATCTCTTCAAGAAAAACGTCAGTAAGGCTTGAAACAAAAATTCTTGCAGGCTCTTTTATTTTTAACGGAAGGTTAAAAACCGTTTTGGTTTTACGTATTTCCCGGGGATCATATCTAGTACCATTAAGACTGCCGCGATACATATAGCAAAACTTACAATCTGCATCCACTTTTTTACAGCCTACCGCAATATTCCATGTGTGGTCTGTCCATTGTATTTTTGAATTTTCCATTTAAGATTCTTTATTAAAATATACAAGATAATAGTACATCTGCTTTTCTTCGTCCCAGCCTTTTTCTACATACTGCTCGGCGCTTTGAGGGTTCATAAAGTCCAGCTTTATAGTGATGTTGGTATCAAGATTGATAACAGGCTTAATCTTCTTACAGGCATCGGTTACCGCGCTGTTTGATATCGGGAAGCTGCTCACGTCTTCAATGCTGTACTTCGGCGCTTTCTCAACCTTATAGTTTTTGAACTCCGGCAGCAAATCAGGATTGTCGAGTACTTCATTAAGAAAGGCGCTTTCTTCAAACTCATCGTTTTTGGCAAAGTAGTTTACCGACCGATTCATAAACATTACCTCTTCTTTTTTGTCTTCAGCAGGCAGTACCACATCTTTTGCAAAGTCCTGAACGAACTTCATATATTTTTTAGTCAGGAAGTTTTCATCCTGCGATACATCCACGCCAAGGAAATGTTCTAACCAGTAGCGGGAATCATATTTGTTCTGGTCGATGGTCAATATTTTATAACCATCTTCGGCCTTGTAGTTGAATATGATGCAGCCTTTGTCAAGTTTGTTAAGCGATATGCCCTGCTGCAAAATAAGTTCAAGGTTATCGGCCTTTTCATCAAACTGGATAAAGTCTGATTTAATCTCTGATTTGAAAATACCTACAGCATCAACAGGGTTATTGTCAATGGTCAGGTTGGAGATATGCAGCACATAAATTTCGCCTGATTTGATGTGTGGGTGGTTCGACTGATCAAACAGATGCTCGGTAATTTTACGGGAAACAGCATGCGTGTTACCTGGATTTGTAAAAATGTCTTTTGCAAAGTTGAACATGAAGTGATAATCTAAATGCACATCGTGGGCAAACTGAAAATAGTTTTCTTCTTTGTCGCGGAATGGCTTAAAAAAGTACTCTTTTAGCAGCGGGGTAATTTCATCGTTTAGCCTGTAAGGTTCAGCAGATAAGAATATGCTTTCGTTCCTGCTTTTGTTCCCAATTCTGTGGATTGAGATACTGTTTATCTGGGCATTGAATAAGTTTATCATTGAGTTGATATTTAATAGGTTAAATATTGTGTTATATGCTTTAAAAAATCCCTGTCTGATTTTATGTTTTCAGGAAATACATAGTCTTTAAATTCTCGGTTATCATAATCCTGATACACCCAAAGGCGTTGCAGTAAGTCTTTTACTTCGTCAAAAGCCCAAGTATCTCCTGCTTCTTCTTTCGTGTAACAGAAAGGCATTATACCGCTACTGCCGCCGTAGTCGTTATCATACTCCCAATACCAGCTTAACCTACCGTTTTCATCAAGATAAACAGGCGAATCACCAAAATCATAATTTGCCGTTTTTTGAATAATAAACTGGATTTCTTTTTTGTATTTCAGTAGGAACATTAACATCCGTATAGCTAAACGCCAATGCTTGTAATCAGAAGCGAGATGGCAGGATGTAATTCCGTCAAAGCTTCCGTGATTTACACTTGAAGGGAAAGCAGAATAAAGTTTCTTTAATTCCTTTTTCTTTTTCCGGGGCAGTTTTTGTTTTTTGCAATCATGCCCGCAAAAGCATGCAAAGCAACCATGAAGTTTAATATTTTTCATTGAAAGTTTAAGTTAGTTTGATTTTTCAAAGGCGATAGCCTGTTATGCTGTTGCTTAATGCGGTATTCGTGGCTTATCCAAACCGTTAGTATCCGGCTGTGGGCGCGCTTTAATCTTGCCGGGGCATAGCCATGCTGATAAATCAGTTTATCCCTCGACATGTGATTCATTACCGAACCGTAAACGTTTGGCTGATACGGCGGTTCATTGCCAACCAGGTAAGCGGTTTTCAAATCTTCAGAAGTAAATGTTCGCATTTGCACACGAACCCATGAAGCGGCAAATGCCCGTATTTTCTCGTAATCTTCCCTGTTTTTAACCTTGACGGCCTGCAGGATATTGTCGAGATCTGATTTCATAGGCTGGGGGGGGTTAATTTCTTAGGCTTTTGCCTTTTAATTCAATGATATTGAACATTTCAAAACACCTGTCGTAAACCCTGTTACCGTATTTAGCGCTCATGGCCTGCATTGTTTCAAGTGATGATAATTGTTCGCTATTTTCAACCGCATAGTTTAGGCTGGCCATGGTTCTTTTACGTCCATCATATCTGAACTTTAGAATGTCTTCAAAAATTTCTACTTTGCCGTAGTTGCTGGCCTGTCTCTCAGTCATCAGGTCATCAAAATATAGCCACCCGTTTTTCATTGTGTTCCAAAAACGGTCTTTTTGCTGCTGGTCTGAGCATCCTTCAAACATCTGCACCACATCTATAGCAGAGAAATAGCCAAACTTCCTACGGTACCGGTGCAACAAAACATCATCGCCGTCTACATCTTTAACCGTGATGTTGTTATCTCGTTCAGCATCAAAGAATAACTTCTTAAGAGCCTTGAATACTGATGTTTTACCACATCCATAGTCCCCAAAAACTAAAAGCCCTTTCATAACGTGCGGCTCATTTATGGTTTTATTTAACAAAGGGCTATCCATGAACTTTATATTGTTGAAGAAGTAGTAAATAAGCGTAAAAGCCAATATTTTAGTTTCCCCGTTATTTGCTTTAGGATCAAATATATTGCCCGTTACATCAAAGTATTTTTCTTTAAATGCATTGTAAACGCTTAAGAAATCTACTTCTGCTAATGGTTTTAGTGGCTGTTTTGAATCCGGTTCTTTCGCTGGCCTCTGGCTGTCCCAGTAATCATTCCAAGCCTTAAAGTCAGCTTCATAACGCAATACCAAATTATGCTCAGGGTTGGTTTTCTTTAGCATGTCGTAGGTAGACGGTCTTCTTGGATGCCTGGGAACATCTGCCGGTAAATTTAATTTATCGATTACTGTGGAAATTTGCTCTGGTTCCTGTGGCTGTTGATTTTCCATTTTCAGTTTTTTTGTTTGTTATCGCATCGAAATGAGAACTAAGATTTTTAAGCAGGAAATTGCTTTGCATCCAGGTGTCTGCCCATGCATTCGCCAAAAACTTATCAAGCGACCTTTTGGCAATATCTTCAGTCCATTCTATTTTTTTTGATTCTGACAATTTTTGAAGTCTTGTAACAATGCTTTTAAAGCTTTTAGCTGATACGCCGTCAAATGTTGGTTTTGATTTAAATTCTTTTTCGTAGAAAGTAAGCCACACATCAATTAAAATATGCCAATACAAAACCTCAATTTCTTTTTTCGCTGGCGGCTTGCCGTCAGAATGAGATTTAGATAATTGTTTTTGTTTAGTTTTGTTTAGTTTATTTATTGTATCAGCAACCGTATCAGCAACCGTATCAGCAACCGTATCAGCAACCGTATCAGCAACCGTATCAGCAACCGTATCAAATTTTGATATGGTTAACAGTTTATAAATAGTACTTCCGTCTAAACCTTTCGAAGCTTTATCAGGCGTTTTAAAGTCTATTAGTCCAAGTTGCTTAAGCTTGTTTTTAGACGCTCTTACAGTGTTAACAGATATACCTAATTGAATAGCTATATATCTATCGGAATGCTTAAATGTTTCCTTCCAGCCTAATGAGTTGCATACTTTTACAAGATAAAAGTAGAGCGCAATTCCATTACAACCGATTGGAATTTCAGTATTGCATGTCCAAAACTGTTTTATTAGTTCTATGTAGTTCATTACAATATATTTTCTCTGATATAAATTGTTTCTTCAGGTGTCAACTTATGGTTGGCGCTAAAGTTTACGCCGTTGCCTGTCAGCACTATTTTAACCTCCTGCCCTGTAGCCCTAAAAATGTAAAATGTATTCCCATCGTTAAGGCTTGTTGCAATAGTTACCATGATTAACCCGTCAGTGTGTTTTGCTTCGCTATGCCGCCTGCTTTAGATAATTTACGTATCTCACGGGCGATGGCGTTTTCTATGGCGGCAAAGGGCTTTAAAATGCTTTGAATTTCAGAAGCATCTATTTCACCTCTGCTGATTACAAGTTCAATCCCTAAATGGGTAATTGACTTCTTGGCCTGCTGTAGTTTTTCTATGGTTGGGGTCATACAATTTGATTTAAAAAACGTTAAATTCCTTAAAATGAATACATTCTTTAGGCATTGGTTCTTGGTCTTCATAAGTATCTGGATATTTTTCAGGCCAGCCTTTTCGCTCTACATCATAAGGGTACATGTCTTTGTTGAGGGCGGCGCAATGGAAAACCTTTACATCAACATCCTTTCCTTTATCGGGATCATCATAAATAGGATGGGCAAACCAAACAGATTTCGTATTCCGTTGCAAGTGTTCACATTGCCCACAATCAAAGCAACGTGGAATGTTTACAGGATTTTGGCTGCAAGCTTTTTCATGTTTCTCCATGGCGTGTTGCACAAATAAGATCTTTCTGCAATGCTCACAATGATAGGTTGTTCGGTTTTCTCTAACTATCATGCTTTCTTTATGTTTTTAGCGAAAATGTTATTAAATCGGGTGCCAAAGCCGCGGGATGATTTAGCCTCATAACTGATAGCTACCTGAACCTTATCTTCTATATTGAAAACGTCAAGCCTTTTAATCATAGGCCAATGCCTGAACTCCACAAAAACACTTTGTTTACCATCAATAGATATTGTGGCAATCTTCTTTGGATGTTCGCTTAAAAGCTCATCTTCGATGTTTATAATCGTTCCGGTAATTATTTGTGCCTCCATGATGTTACAGGTAAAGTTTTCGGTTTTCAATTTGTATTTCAATTTCCCTGATTGCTACCAGGTCTTTAGGCTCCGGCAGGTAGATGCCTGCCTCGGTTGCTGAATAGTTCCTAAATCGTTCTATTGCTAAAGTCAGTTCAGCGGTGTCAAGGCTGGCCGTGCTGCGCCACCTTTCAATCTTAACCAGTTCGCCGTGTTCACCGTCATAGAAAGTATTAGGGTTTACTATCTTCTTAAATATCTCCTGTTTTACCTCTTCTGCTGTATAACCTGTTTCAATAGCAAACCATGAAAACAAAAGGTGCATGTAGCTATTTTGAGGTATCGACCGGCGCGGCCTTTTTTCTTTAAGCTCGAATAACTTGCCTTTATTGATGTAATGCTGCAAGCTGGCCGTAGCTCTTTTTACATCAAGTGGATTTGCAGGATTGTAGAACATTACTCAGTTGCTTTTTTAATAGCTTCCCTTGCGCGTTCTACTGCTGAAAAATGCCCCATCTCATTTTCCTCCATTCGTGCAACACAGCGGATAAGATTTTCTAATAAGTCTGGGGCTGATGCGATAAGCTTTGCTTTTTCAATACTGCCTACACTTTCGCATACCAAATAGCCTCCGTAATAATCGACTTCATCATCTGTACTTTCAGATGCATTTAAGGGAGTTTGAAAGTTTGTATTTATTTGCTTAGTGTCAGACACAACCGTTGAAGGATGTGAGCCGACTTTCCATTTTTCAGTCATAATCAAAAAGGGTATTTACCAAATGGTATTTCTATTCCGTTACACGCCACGGTTACGTTTTTTCCTGTAAGCTCGTGGACTTCTTTTTTAAACTGCAGTTCGTTACTGTTGCCATCACTTAGGTGGATAAGCACAATATTATTTACGGCGGTAAGGTCATTAGCCGCCAGCATTTCTTTGCAGTTGGCCAGCGAAAAGTGAGACTTCAAAATCCTGTCCCGCAAAAACATCATATCTGATTCAGGGCCGAATCTCCTATCAATAATCTCTTTGCTGTAGTTGGCCTCAATAATGATGTTGTTAAGGTTTTTAAATTTGTATTTGCAGTAGTAAGTGTCAGTAATTAGGCAAAACCTGCCGCATTCAGGATGTTCAATCAAGAAACCCAAACACGGCACGTCATGTTTAACATCAAAAGGCAGCACTTTAAAGCTATCAACTTTCAAAGTCTCGCTAGATGTCAAAACTTTTGCCCTATAATTATTTTCTAAGCCTAAATATTTCTTATCAAATTCAGACATATAAACATCTATTCCATACTTGATAAAATCCTTTGAGAATTTACAATGATCTCCGTGCGAGTGAGTTTGTAAAGCCGCTGATATGGATTCTAACTTAAAATCAACTGCTTTTTTAACTTCTTTGAAATTAATGCCGCAGTCGATGATTAGTGACTTTCCAGATTCTGGCTTAAATAGGTAACAATTACCGCTGCTGCCTGTTCCTAATACTTTTAGTATCATTCTCTGTAATTTTAGGAGTTGTTAACGCCTTTTCTAATGTCCATTTTCTAAGCCTTTTATCTAAAGTAGATAAATGTATTCCGAGCTTATTCGCCCAATCTTGAATGCACATTCTTTCGCCTTTGAACTCTATAAAACGGTTGTCCGTTTTATTTCGGCTTTGAGTTTTCATATCAACCCATCTGCAGTTTTCGGGACAATAATCTCCATCAACATCAATCCTATCTAATGATAAACCTTCTTTGTATCCGTTATTTATTGACCATTCGTAAAAAGGAACAAGAGAATTAGACCATTGTTCACATACACTTATACCCCTACCTCCGTAATACTTATAAGCGTGGCAATTTGGATTGGCGCATCTTTGTTTCATAGATTGCCAAACAAAATTTAACTTTGTCCTACTTTTAGAATGAGAAGTATTTATTTCAAGAAACCTTCTTTTTCTTAAACAACCACAACTTTTAGTTTGGCCAGATGTTAGTAATATAAGTTTATGAATACCTATATGCCCACAATCGCATTTACAAAGAAATTGCCTTTGCTTTTTGTGAGCTTCCTTTTCCTCAATAATCGTCATCATATTAAATTTCTGTCCGATTATTATGTTTAGTCTGCTAGCCATCAGAAGCCTGGGCCGTCATTGGCTGGTTCGGTAAACAATTCGGCAGACTGCGCCGGCTGTTGTACAAATTCAGGATCTACTACCTGCGCATCTTCTGCCTTGAAGTCAATTTGCTGCCTGTTGGCCTGTGTTTTTACTTCGTGCTGAACATCTTCGGCCTGTACGTCGATTGCATTATCTTCATCTAACGGATCGTATAGAACGCTATCATCAGAACTGCTTATCAAAAGCTTGCAGGCCCTGTTGAGTACGGTTTTAATAGCCATCTGGTCTGCAAAGTTTTTGTGTGCAGGCGAATTGCCTTTTGAACCGCCCTGGCCCCACGCTGTTTGTATTTGGTTAATATTCATAACCTCTACATCAACTGAACCATCATTAAGCTCATATACAGCATAAGCGCCCCTTATTTTGTTTGTGCCTACACTATCAAGGGTTTGAGCGTGATTGATGATCTTGCGGCGGCCTGTGGTCTGGTCAACTGCAAATTCAAAGGTGTCTCCCTCAAATATTGCATTACCCTTTATCCATTTCAGGTTGCCGTATCGCTTTGCTATGGCAATGTTGCCGGCATAAGAAATACTGCATTCGAGTTTTTCGCCGTAAGGGATAAAGTAACATTGCTTTTTAATCGGCGATACACCGTAGATAACCATCTTTAAAAGCGCTTCGGCAATTGAAGACTTATCGCACTTGGCAAGTATATTATTCTTTGGATCTGACAGAATAATGTAAGCCGATTTCAAAGCGTTCTCTACATTATAGCCTTTCGGTATTGTAAGTTCTCCGCTGGATTGAAAGGCATCTATTTTTGCAAGAACCTGCGTTGATATATCTAATTTTACCTGCTGTAGCGCCGGTGCTGTAGTGGGAGTAATACTCATATTAGTGTAATTATTGAATTAGTAAATAGTTTTTAATTAAGCAACCCTTAGTTCTTTGTCTACCTCAGATACAATCAGGTTTACAAGCTGTGATTTAGTATCGATAAGCTTAACAACACTTTCGCGGTTGTCTAAGAATACCGGCGCAGTTACCTGGTAGAAATCGCAAAGGGTATTGATAATATCAAGCCCGGCATTGATGCGTGATGCGGTATTTGCATCGGTAAATGGTACGCCGCCTATCATCGGTTCGCAGCATTCTGCCACGCCGCCGTTGATCTGATCTTCAAACATCCTGAACTGAACAAAATTGAATTTGCTATTTATCTTGGTTTCAAGCGCATCAATTTTTAGCTTGTTGAAGTTCTCAATGGTAAAGTGAATACGCTCTACATCGGCAATTTGTTGGGCTAAGGCATTTTCTTCGGCAAGCAATTCAGCTTTGCGGGTGTCAGCGGCTTTTATCTGTGCTTCATTGCGCAGCTTAGTTTTGATGCCGTCGATGTCAAAAACAAGGCCGTTGCGTTTAGATTTTAATTCTCCATTGTCTACCGTTGGCACCTCTTCAATCCTACTTTCAATATCGGTTATCTGGATAAGCATTTCGGTGTAGCTATCATGTTTCAGCAGTATGCTGTCAATGATACTTTCACGGCCCGGCATATCCCCTACATCGTTAAGCTTACCGGCCTCAATTTCGACGGTACCTTTTAAAGCTGTGATTTCAGTTTCTAAAGCTTCTACCATACCTTGCCCGGTCCCGATCCTTACCGAAAGGTTATCGCGTTCCGCTTCAAGGTTTGTTTTTTCCGCTGCCAGTTGCTGGCCTTGTGTTTGGATATTATAAAGCGCAGCCGCCTTAGCCGTGTTGAAATTGGTTTGGAGTTCTAGTTTCTTACCGTCAACATCTGAAGCTTCAAAAGCACGCTTGCAGGTTGGGCAGCAGAAGTCATTATCATTAAAGGTTAATACCTTTGCGTTCTCTTCGGCCCATTGTTCACGCTTGGCAGTCATTTGCCCGGAAAGCAAGGCTATCTGTTTATTGATGCCATCCTGTTTATCACTTAATGTTTTAACGCCGCCTTTAGCTGTAACAAGTTCGTTTTCTTTTTGAGTAAGCATTGTGCGGTGTCCGGCAAGAATGCTATCATCCGGCTTTAACCTGATATCGGCTTCACGTTCGGCGGCTTGCCTTATGGCCTGTGTTTCAGCTTTTAGACTGTTGGCCTGTAATTTCTTAGCATTTATTTCCTGAAGCTTTGCATCAAATGCCTTGCCTGCATCTTGTAGTTGGGCATCAATCTGCGCAAGTTCAGATTCTTTAGCTTCCAGGTCTTTTTTTAGTCCAGTAAAGTCAAAGCTTTCAGGCTTGCCGCGTTCTACTTCTGCAATGCGGGGCTGTATCTCTTTGATATCATCCTTAGCTTTTTTAATAGAAGCTGATATCTGCTTTTTAAAATCTTCAAGGGTTTTGCCTTGTGTAAGCTGGGCCAGCAGGTTCATGTACTCGGTATTTCCTGCGGCAAGTTCGGCATCCGGTGTCTCCCCGGCCATCTTTATAAGAACCTGGCGGCGTTCCTGCCATTTAAGGCTGTTAAATGCAAGCGGGTTGGTAATCATTTTGAATACCTGCTCATTTAAGATACCTCCCACCTTGGCGTTGAATTCTGTTTGGTTTACCGGTACACCATTCCAGTAGTATTCAGTAACATTGCCTTTAAATTCCTTTTCAAGATTACCTTTCTTTTTAACCCAGTTTTCTTTTAGGAGGCGGCGTATTGCTATGGTATCGCCATCCACTTCAAGCATGGCAGCAACCTCGTGGTCTATTTCAGGTATTACTTTACCATCGGCTCCCAGCGTTTTAACCTCAAAGTCTTTACGGTCATTGCTGTCTTTGCCAAAAAGCAGGAAGGTAAAGGCATCGAATATCGACGTTTTGCCGGTGCCGTTATCGCCGTATATGTCGGTGTTATGCCCGGTAAAAGGAATGTTTAAATTTCGCTGCCCTTTAAAGTTTATCAGCTGTAGTGATTTTAGTGTTATTGATTTCATTAGAAGTAATTATTTAAAGTTGTTGATTAAGTGGTTAAAGGTTGTGGCGGTTTTTCCAAAGGGAACGGCACAGGATGTACAAGACCGCTATGCCCAGTAAGAGAAAGATGCCGGAGGCTATCATGATGCGGTAATCAAAGATGCCACGGCCATACGCCACAAGCCCTAATGATCCAAGGAATAAAAGCATGGCTATAATAAGCACAAGCAAATCGGTTATTCTGTTTTTCCTGCTGTACATAAATAGGAAGGTATTTTGTTGTTGAAGGTTTCAGTTAACGGGCCCAGCATGTCGGCATACACCGGCTGGCTGTCATTTATGAACCGGGTGGCCTGCTGCAGGTTAAACCGGTTGGTTACGCTGTGTACGCTCATATAGTAGTTTTTGGGTTGCCTGCCTTTCTTTCTCTATTGCAAATTCGTGGTTGCTTAGGTATTCTAACTTGGCTTCAAGAAGTTCACCTATAAAATGATCGTGCTTTTCAATGTGCTGCCTTTTATCGGCACCATCCGGCCATTTCTGTATTTCTGCTAATTCAGAAGTAAACTCCGCAATCTGCTCATTTATATCCTTAAGTTTTTTGTAGGTTGTTTTCATTTGTTGGTTGGTATTTATTATCTATATCCTTTAAATCACCAATAAATTCATTGATAAAGCGCAAACACGCCTGAATCTTTTGAAGTTGATTAGGGTCGGTAGTAACATGAGAAAGACCGATTAATGTATCTTTCTTTATTTCGTATTTTTTTAATATATCTGTTATCATAATATGTTTTATTTACTTAGAACCCTTTGCCGGTAAACGAACCGGGTAACATCAGCTTTTAAGGAATTGGAATCGGTTTAGGCTATATTTCAAAGGGTGCGGGCATTTTCATCTTGCAGCGGTTTACAGATAAGTTATTGCCCAACTCATACGCTTGGATTTTAGTTTTATGCTTTAAGGTTTTTGCTTTTCAACGATTTAGCAGGTATTCCTTAAACCCATACGTTTATAAATTTTTACAATATTTCAAAGAGCGATAATTGTTATATTTCGAAGCTTAACAGCTTTTCTAAGACAATTGATGATAGTTTTGATTGACTATCTAAGGCAATACTAACTATTAATGACTTTTTCTTTTTCCCATATGCTTTGGTAGCTTCTTGCTCTGTTTTAAAACAGCCTATGTATTTACCTGACATTTGAGCTTGATATCTATTTCTTATAAAAAATATTCCCTTATTTTTTATTCCAGATCTTGACCTTATAATTAGAGAGTTCAATCTGCTTGGTAAAAAACAACAAGTTTCAGGACTATATAATTTTAAGTCTTCACCTAAAAGGTCTTTATCTATATGCCATCCTTCAACACGATTCTCATGATACCATTTTGCGAATACCTGAAAGTCATGCCATTGATTACAAACTTTACAACCAATGTATGTGGGGAACTTTTTCAAATAACTTTTAGAATAACATCTATCCATCATACCAAGCCATGGCTTATAAGCGATGTCTTTATATGTGTACTTTCCTATCCCAATAAATCCCTTACCATGTATCATAATCATTACTTCTATGTGGCAGCCCGGGAAACGAACCCGGTTTACTAAGCGCCTAAAACCTAACCTAACAACACACAAAAAACATTTGCTTAGTAAATTCCAAACCCGCCGTATTTGCCCGTCTATCCGGGCTGTCTATCTCTTTTGTGAAACGGAAACAAACCAGTTAAGGAATGTTTAAAAAAAGAAATGTAAGAACGTATCTCCCGGCTATATGGCTGCCCGGGCGCAGCGGTTTGTCATAATCTTTTAGAGTTGGATTTAAGGTTATTATATCGTGTTACTTCAACTTTAGCTTTATAAAATCCAGCTTTTCCTGCTTAGTTTTTAACTCTGAAAATCCTTTAATACCCCGGCGGCTTGGGGTGGCCCTTTTTTTGACAACCCCATTTGCCGGCAGTAGCTTTGTGGCATTCCCCACAAACTGGCTAACCAACTCCCTCAAGTTGTTTACTTCTGCCTGTAGCGCCTTTAAATCGCTTTCGGCTATGCTTATCATCTTTGCCATGATGCAGGATAATTTATGTGTTGTAGAAAAGCATTGCTGCCCTGTCTTGTATGTGGTACTGTTGATGTTTGCCCTGCTCCTGCATTCTCAGTGTTTGCAGGCGGTTAAAAAGCCTCATGAACTGCATTAGCTTTTTGCCTGTGTAAAGGTTAATGGCCTTTAAGTATTGGATGTAGGCAATGCGTTTGTTGATAGTGTCGAGTGTGGTTACTGGTGTTTTCATTATTATTGAGTTTTTAAATAGTCGTTTAAAACCTGGATAATGGCATCTTGCTTGGCGGCCGGGAAGCTTTCCATATGGAACCAGTTGATGCGGATTGTTGAAGGTGATACGCTTAGTTTTGGTGCTGCGTACTTGAAAAATGATGTGTGAACCTGAACATTTTTGAAAAGTTCTAAAATTAATTCAGGCTTAGTTTTTTCTTTAGCATCCCCAATAGCAGGTATTTTTACAGCTTTTGGCATTTGTTTAACGTTTAATATTTCTGCTTTCATATCTTTGCGCTGTTGTTGTTATTGTTTCTAACTGAGAACAAATATAGAGAACATTTTGAGAACAAAAAAACTTTTGCAGAACAATTTGAGAATTTATTTCTTATTTAAATTAATTATAAATAAAAATTAGCTATTAATGAATGCATTGCAAATAGCAGTAAATAAGCTTGGTATGCGTTTTCCCGGAAAACAGCTAAGTCAAGATTTAAATATTTCCAAAGGCGTGGTATCGGAATACCTCAATGGCAAACGAGAATTAAGTGAGAATTTTAAAAGTAGTTTTCATAACCATTATGGCATTGATTTAGATAAAATCGATGTTAATGACCTGACGGAAGATTTAAAAGATGATGAAGTTGCTGAATATATTTATCAAAACATTGACAGACTAAAGAGTAATAAACGATTTAGAATGTGGTTTGACTACGAAATAGAAAAGGCCAAAAATGACCTTTTAATTAAGTTAGAAAGAAGTAGTAGATAAGATTTTTGTAGTGAGCTTTTTTAAGAGGAGTTTATTTTCTTCTTTCAATTTTTTAGTTCTGGTTAAAAACTTTTTTGGGTCATAACGTCTCATTAATAATTTGGGTATAAATATTGTTGGTTAACTGGTGGTTGGCTCTAACAATAAGAACTGTAAAGCTAATCACTAAAACGTTATCGCAATTTATTATTGTATATTAAACACTTAATTTATTATACGTCTAAATAGTTAAAGGAATGTTAATTTAAAAACCAACCAATATGAAACGAATATTAATCTTTTTTTTTCTCGGATGTAATATCTTGCTAAAAGCTCAATCTAATTACAGTGTATCCGCAAAATCGGAAGATAAACTTCAACAAAGACTAAAAATTGAAGCACAAAAGAGAGAATCTTTTGGAGATTGTATATATATAAATACTTATAATTTTAAAGAAGGCGATAGATTTATATTTGAAGATTTTAGTGATAAGTCTTATATATCAGATTTTTCAGAATTGGATTTTCACTTCTTCAAACTTACTGGAAAGAAAAATAATATTCCTAAACAATTGCTGGCTAAGGAGTATAGCAGTAGGATTGTACATATTGTCAATATTGAAGAGCCTAAAGATTCTTTTAAAGATCGTATTGTAACTTTTATGGTTGAAGGAACTAATGATTATATTTATTTAAAGACCTATTCAACTAAATTTATTAATGAACATGATAAAAATAATTATCATAGAGGGGAAACTTACACTTTTCCAGATTTAATATATTTAGCAGATATTGATGCATTCAAGACTAAATATTTAGGAGCTGAGTTTTATACAAAATTTAAGGCAGAAGGTAAGAAGTATTCAAAGGTTAAGGTGATTAATGTCGGTGCAGGTTCCGAAAATAGTCCAATAAAGGTTGTATATGAAAATGAATCCGGGAAAGAAGGAGAAATTGAATTTTGCACATGTGGTAGTAATTTGACTTATGATAACATTGAATCAAATTATTTCGATAACCATTTCCTTCTTAAAAATCCTAAGGACCAATATAAGGGCTCTCAAAAGTTCTGGGATTTAATTCAAAAAAGTTTAATTGATATTGGAATGAGTGAAGATGATCTTTATTTATCACTTGGCAAACCCGATGATATAAATGAAACCGCTACATCAGGATTAATAATTACTCAGTATGTATATCCTCATCTATTTGTATATATTTCAAAAGGAGTAATAACTTCATATCAAACTTACTGATACCCCACCCTACCACCCTTAAAAACCCAACCATGAGAAAACTTATACTATTACTACTATTACCGCTGCTGTTTTCATGCACCAATTATTATTATGTGCAGCTTAATGAACCGGCTACTTTATATTCAGATGCCGCCGCAAGTAATGATGTAGAAATTATCCCATCCGGATATCATGTAATGATAAAAGGTAAAAAGGCTAAACAATAAACTTGTTATAAAACTTGTTACAAAACATATAAAATCAACTCCCTAACATATCTAAGGGGTTTTGATTATCAGTAGGTTACAAAACAGTAAAGCGGCCTTAGAGTTTCCCTCTTTTTCCGCAAGTTCTGAAACCCCTGTAAATACAGGGGTTTTCGGTTCTTTAAAAATTACTTGTTACAAACTTGTTACAAACTGGATAATCAACTCCCTCAGATTAAATCCAAGTTTGTATGAAAATCTACTCAAAGCCCAAATTAGTCAAGTATGAAGGTTCGCAGGGCCTAAAAAAGACTTGGTATGTTTATTTCAGATATAAACAGCCGGATGGTACCTGGAAAATAATAAAACGCACAGCAGACATCAATAGGCTCACTACTTATAAAGAGCGCCTTGAATATGGAATTATTTTAGAGAAGGCTGTTTTTCAAAAGTTGCAGGATGGTTGGAACCCTTTGGTTCCCGATATTGAGGAAGTTCAAGCCACAGGCCACACGCTTTATCAGGCCTTAGAATTTGCCCTTGATAAAAAGAAAGAACATCTTGTAAGCAAGACATACTCAACCTATGCCGGTACGCTTAGATTTATAAGAACTGCTATTAGCGATAGTGGTTTGGGTAATCTACTTATACAAGATACTAAACGTGCCCATGTGCGTTTGATACTTGATAGTATTAGAAAATCTCGAAATGGCACGAATAATTCATATAACAGATGGCTGTCTCATTTTCAGGCCATAGCTTCTGAATTGATACAATGGGATATCATAGAAAATAACCCGTCACATAAAATAAAGCCGTTAGCGGTTGTAGAGAGTATCGCTAACACCGCCCCTGAGCCAGAAGACTATGATGAAATTGTTTCGTTTCTATCTGAACACCATTATTTTTTCTACATCTACATCATGATGATTAAGCATACAGGCATCAGGCCGGTTGAGCTTACACGTTTAAAGCTGTCTATGTTCGACTTAAAAAAGAAAAGAGTGGTGTTACCTGCTGAGATAACTAAAAGCCGTAAGAAAGGCAGGATAGTTCCTTTAAATCCCTTTATATGGGAGTTGATACAATCATACATCACAAGTGGCCTGCCTGGTGATTGGTATCTATTCGCAAGCGGTCGGATATCAGGTCGCGGCAATGAAGGTAAGTTCATGGACTTTATACCTGGCCCTACTTTATTGAAAAGGGATACAGCAACTAAACGATGGAAACGTTTAATTATAGATGGCCTTGGTATAGGTAATTCAATGTATTCAATGAAGCGTTACGGCGGTGATGATATGTACCGCGCAGGAATATCTTTAGAAGCCATACAGCTGATGTATGGGCATAGTGAAAAACAAACTACTGAGATTTACGTACGCGCAATGCAGGAAGCATATATGAAACAAATTGTAGAAAAAAGCCCCGGTAACTAACCAGGGCTTTTTTTATTTCGCGAGTAACCCCGCTCCTATTCCTACAGCTAACCATACGTACCACTTTTTATATATTGGGGCCGGTATGGTAATTTCAGCAGCCTTGATATCGGTTACTTTGATGTAAGGGTTTGTATTTGTAATATCGGTAGTAAGGGTTTCTTTACCTAAAAACCATTTACGCTTAGTGCCTGTTATTACCGTGGCTGTATTGGGCACTTCAAAATTAGCCGCTGTAAAGCCGTTTTGATTTGAAAGATAAGTAAACCTATACCACTTATCCTTAACCTCCCCTGAGCGCTCAAATACGCACGGCACGGTGTCGTGGTAGGCAACCGCAATGGTATCAATATGCGTTACCGTTTTATACTTAGTTATAGCATGCACCCGGGCGAATTCCTTTGCGAGTGCTGTCAGTTCCGCATCTTTTTTAAGTAGCAGATCCTTTGCCTGCTTTTTGTCGAGCTGCAGGGTGGCAATACTGGCCGTGGTCGTGCCTAAACGGTTTTTGTAATAATGCACGCTATCGGTTAATGCGTTGATGGTAGCGACATCATTGTCATTACCATAGCTGCATCTGCCTACTGCAAAAAACAATGCCACCACCAGGGCGGCAATTGTTAGATATGGGATTATACTTTTCATTTTAATTCATTAATGGTAATTCGCCACGATTCGCCACGAACTCGTTAAATTGTTTTAGCGATATTTCAAACCCCTTCATACAACAAAAGTTATGCTTAATGTTACCAACCTCTACTTGTTCAGGCTTCTTATCACATTTATTTTCCGGACAAACTTGTACTACTTTCATAAATTTTTAATTATGGCGAATTCGCCGTTTTTAAAGGTGTCGAATTCGCCGGTTTTAATTTAAGCCTCATTTTCGCTAACCGCGCCGGTAGCCGTTAAAAATATCCGTTTTACGCTGGCGGGCTTACCTATGCTGTAATCAGGACGGCGGGCACCGCTTAACCTGTTCTTAGCTATGCGAACCACGCTAAACTGGTTACTTTGGTTGCCGCCTGCTACATGGTAATATAAATCATCTTCACCCACGTACAGCCCAACGTGCCCGCCGCCATCGCGTGTAAATACAAGTACATCGCCAAACTCCGGTACCGCGATAGCAGAACCAAACGTAAGGAACGATTTTGCACGTAAGCGGTCGTAACCTTTAAACGGTACCTTTTTGCCGGCACGCAAAGCAATAGCCACCATAGCGACCGCACACCAGGCAGTTTCATCACTTTTATAGATATCACTTACCCCGGCTTCTTTTGCAAGTGCCATAATTTCGGCGTTGCTTTTAGGGCCTTTAACCTCATTGGTATTAAGTCGGCCTATACTTACCGCCTCTTTAATCATTTTTGGTGCATCGGCTATATCGCCCAGCCAATCATATTGCGCGCTAATCTTTGCCATCATCTTTAGTATTAAATTTGTTTATAAAAAATAGGTATATCGTTTCAACGGCTTTAAGGCCACCATAGCCCAGCAGGAACCCGATACCGTAAAGCACATCATCGCCCAGGTCGAGCCAGCGGCCAACAACCGGCGTTAAATAGTTTGCAGCAAAGCCGCCACTAAGCACTGATATGAACTTCTGCCATTTGCTTAATTGGGTACTCTTAGTAAGTGATGCAATGCCGCCTGCAAAGCCTGCAAAAAGCAGTATTACGTCTAATCCCAGGTATTTTAAAAAGTCAATCAGTTTCATTACACTTCAGGATTATAAGTTATCAGTATTTTATCTAAGGTCAAATCATCGGCAGCATTAGCCAATTGCCCTGTTACAAACAAATAATTGTCAACCGCAGGGTTAAAAGCATTCGAAACCATACTGTTTGTTGATGCAGCAAGGCTATCGGTATAAGAACTGGCACCGGGGTTAAACATTCTTATTGTATTTCCCGCCCCTATATCGCCCCGCAAACGTTCAAAGCTGAAGTTTCTGGAAGTAGCCGCCGCCGAAAACATCGCAATTACAGAACCCGCACTGATATTGTTTGCGGTGTTACACCTGTAGCGTACGGTTTTTGTACCGGCAACGCCTGAGGCAGAAACCGTAAACAGCGCCTGAAAAACAATTGAACCGGATGCAAATGTATTTGCCGGGATTAGCACCGCCGCCAGTATCTTTTCGGTTGTTCCGTCTGTAGATCCTGTAACCGTTGTAACTATGCGCGGCTTATTGTAGATTATCTTTTGTAGGCTTAATACTTTGCCATCAGTGTAGGCATGCAGCGCCGCTGTATATGCAGGCGAAATACTGATTACCGGGGTTGTTGTTCCGGTAGCAACAGAAATTTCATTAGTAGTGCCACTTACAGAAGTTACACCGCCGCCGCCAGAAATAGTAATATCGCCTGTGCCGCGTATCTCCTGGCCGTTTATGGTTTTAAAAGACTGGTCATCTTTAAAATCGCTAATCTTAGTGCGTTGCTTTTCCTTTTGTACTTTGTTCGGGTTAGAACCGGGCGAACTGTAAACCTCGATTATTTTTTGAAACGTTGTAAAGTCTTTATAACTACCGGACCATAGCCCGGCTGTAGACGAGCCTTCACCGTTAAGATATATGATACCATCACGAGTAATGGTGTTGTCATTCGTAAATTGCTCTGTCAGTGGAATACTCTCTTCCAGTACTAAGGTTGCGCAGTCTATCCTTATTAGAAGCTTATTTGCAGCTGTAGTTCCTGTAGTGT